TGTGATGTGTCCCTTTCAGGAGAAGATTTCTCTTCTGGCAATTCCATTTTACTTATGAAAATCAGGGCTGTCAAGCATCCATCATAATCCGCCATCACGCATACACACTGCGAACCATCCGAGCTCGGTTATTACGAGGAGTTCTCTCTGGTTTCCGAAGTCTGAAAAGAAATCGATCTTTATCAGTATGTCTAATTGTCTTGTATTTATGCATCCCTGTATCGCATATAACACATCCACAAACCTATCGAATTTCTTTTCTCCCGCGATTTTGTACAATTCGTCCGAGAGACAAGCGGTCATTTCTGCTCATTCACCAGCCGGGTGTCCTATGCCTTAGTATTTCTGCCCGGTGATTTCTTCGAACTCATCTTCGGTAATATACTTGCATTTCACCGCCCTGCGAACCCAGCTGAGGGACCACAAAGCCTGATCATAATAATATTTGACCATATCATATTTTTTGCTATGCATGTGTCAGACCTCCTCCGTATTCAATACCATATCAATGTAAGCGTCTGTTGCTTCTGCTTTTTCTTTTAGGATTTCCGTGTATTCGGAAGTGGATAAGGTTCTGCTGAGACATACGAACTCCCGCCATGCGGGTCTGTCATCTTCTGCCTCATGCTTGATTTCTTTAATATCCTTTCGCTGGATCAGCCGATCCGGGGCAATACTTTGCACCTCATCAGGCTGCACTGAACAATGCTCTTCTACCCAATTTGTCATAGGATGCCTTCCTTTCTCGTTTATCAATTTTTGATATTATGTGTTTCAATTTACCTATATTGATGTATGGTTTAATGTGTTTTAGATAGCAGTCATAGGAGTTGGTATGCTTGAACCATCCCATTCCGGATAACACTGCTCTGATATGAGTAGTAAACCAGCGCTTTCCGGCCTCTGCTTCTTTGTGAAGATGGTGCACAAGTATTACTGTGTTAAGCATGACATATTTCCTCATCAGAGTTTTTGACCGGTAAAAGACAAAGCCCATCATATCAATGGGTCTGCCTATGTGTTCACCGTTCTTCTTCACATACTCAAATTTGATTACTTGGTAATTGTGCTTGAGCTTTAAGCGGAACATACGTCCAAGCAGCATCTTAATCGCGGATACTGCTTTGTGTAACAGCTTCTTTGCGTTATCAGCCAACCACATATCATCCATATACCGACAATATCCAGGGATCCGTAGCACATCCACGATGAAGCGGTCAACGGGCTCCAGAAGGAAATTAGCGAGCCACTGGGAAATGTAAAACCCCAATGGGATTCCCTTATCAAAACCATAAAAACAAAGGCTGATGACATATAAGAACCAGTCATCCAGAATAATTGTCGCCAGTTCCCGCATTATAATACTGATCCTTGTGTTGTCATAAAAGTGTCGAATATCAAGCTTGGCAAAATTCCTAGAAGCCTTGCTATGTGCGATATACTTCTGGATATACTTTGCTCCATAGTGCGCACCGCGCTTTGGGATAGATCCGCAGCTATATCGATAGGCTGTCCGCGTGATAATCGGGCCAAGGATCAAAATGATGATATGATGGAGCCATTGTTCATGGATCTCTGGCATGTAAATGCGCCGATCTTTTCCGTGTTCATTAATATGCTTTACCTTTCTATTGATCGGTGGATGATATCCAAGTTCAGGATGCTCTGCTCCTGGTCTTGTGTTTAGGATCATAATGCGCATTTTCTCGGCCTCTTCCTCATAATGCGCATCAATGTATTTTATTTCGCGCCTTTTGGTTTTTCCTCTTCTGAGGTTTTTATAGGCACGCTTGATGTTGGCTTCATCCAACATTCTTCTGAACAGGTACTTATATTGTTTATTCCTTTCAACCATTTTAGGCTTGTATGATGTATCCGCATTTCGTCGAATAAATCCTACTTCTTTTATGATTTCAAGACATTCTGAATATAGCATAGATATTTTGTCTTCTATCTCATACGGGAAAGCAAGTACGACCGCTCCACAGTCCCGCCCTGTTTCGATTTATTTCCACTCATCTTTCCAGTAATGGCGAGTAAGGCGCGTTTCAGCGCTCAGTGGTGTAAGAAAATGATCAGCATTTGGTTAATATTCCATAATGAGTTTGAAGTCAGCCGCGCCGATGTTCCAGTTCGCATTGCCAGCACCATTGTTCACATTGAGATACCGGGGCCCATCATTCAGACCGTTGTTGCAATTACCGAAACGTAGCGACACAGGCGCACAAGCTGGCGCTGATCAAATCCTCTGTCAATAAATCGTGCTTATAAAAGAGCGCGGCCTTCCTGAATCCGTGTAGCCGCGCTCACGTATTTCAACATGAGAAAAAGAAATACTAAAATAAGCAATCTATAGTTACAATATGCACGGATGGAATTTAAGACTGGGGAGAGCCCCAGACCCCCGCCGTGCCCGCTTACGCGGACACTCCGGCAGGTGGTAAAAGAAGGTCAGCCGCGCCGACGTACCAGCTCGCAGCGCCAGCACCAGCGCTCACAAAGAGAAACCGGGGCCCATCAATCAGACCGTAGTCGCAACAACCGAAACGTAGCGACACCATTACGCCAGAGATATTTACCCATAAACCATCACATCCGCCCAGACTTGTAGATCCTTTGTATCCATCAGAATTGATCGGTACGGATCCGAAGCCCGGAATTGTTTTGTAAAAATGCGGGTAAAATGGGCCGCCCGATTCCGGCAACTTGATACCGGTTGCTTCAAAGCTATTTCCACTCAGATCATATGTATAGTTCTTACTCACCTTGTACTCGCCATTAACCAGCAAACAATACGGATCTCTCATCCATTGCTGATAGGATCCGAGTACAATGGAATGAAAATACTTGTTGAGCTGCTTTCCGGTTGTTGTACCGAACCATCTGCCATTGCCCAGAACTGCATTTGCCAGAACGCCATTTGTACCAGCCGGAGTAGCAGCTGTATTGTATCCGGAGCAGTTTCCGGTACCAATCACCCCGGGAACATTACTGGACTTGCAGAGCATAATCTCAATGTCTTCCAGCGTCTTTGCAATGCCTCCGCCATAAAATCTGTGGCGTGCTCCGCAGGCTGAAATTGCAGTGTGCTCATAATTGGTATCATGATTATAAGAGGGCTGCATTCCAGCGAGTGAACGCATCTTACCATTGCCGTCAGGGGATCCATAAAACATAGGGATCCATACGCCCTCAAGTACGTTGTTATCAGAATCGACAAAGCCAATTGGCTCATAATTGTCGTGCTTCGTAAAAGAGAAGCTGACAATACGCTTTGAGCCCATGGTAGTCTCTGACTTGTATATGCGTCGGATCCAGGCGTATGCTCCTCCTTTATAGTTGGTGTTGGATACGTCAGAGGCAGTGCCGTCAAGCTTTTTTGTGTAATCGTCATCACGTAAGCGGTAGTCAGGTACACCATTAAAATCAACCATCCACGGATGATTGTCCAACATCTCAATGAAGTCGCCCCAGGTGCCCTCATTGACCTTACCAGTGGCTGCGTCTTCAATGGTCATTGGTACTTTGCCTACGGCATTACCAATATAAGTGATACGCTTTCCCGGATCCAGAATATCATTGTCCTCAATGAATCCCCAGATCTGGTTTTCCACTCCAACCTGCTTCCCGATGTAGTTCAGCGCGTCAACAATCTGGAGCCCAGTTTTATTTAACATGATTGGTTCTGTTACTATTGACATAAATTTTACCTCCAAATTTTATATGCTATAAACGGCACAGAGTTTACCATTCACTACCCGAAGTCCTAGATCTTCGATCGAACCCGTAGCTTCATTAACAGCTGACACAATGGTTTTTTCTCCGATGTTAAATTTATATGTCTTAGCACCTGAGAGCTTGTTTAAAACCGTGTCAGACAAGTCTAAGAAAGATACGCTCTTCGTGCCATTTGGTCCATCTATAGCCAGACGATCCGAATCAGATGGAACGGGGATACCTTGCAAGTCTCTTATCCTAATTGTTTCTTCCATTTGTGCCTCCTTTATCCACACAATAAAAGGGCATTCCTAACGAATGCCCTACGGTGTGTATCGTAAAAGTATTATTTTATTTATTGATAGCTCCTCAAGCGTCATTCAATTTTAAATATCAAGCTGTCCTTTTCCACATATATACTGCTAGATACGGTGGCATGTTATTGTGCGGCTGATTTTTCCCCGTTGAAGAAAGTGTAGAATCAAGGCCGTTATTAGCATCTGTATACGGCTTTGTGTAGCCGCCCGCACTTTTTACTTTTGAATATGTTAAAACATTATTTACTCCATCTCGATTACTGCGGGGAGCGTAACCGTTCCATCCGTCGTTTGAAAAATGAGTGTGGCTCGGCATTTCCGCTTCTGTCAGCGTATGCTGTGCCTCGCCGCCTGTGCTCCCCGCTGCATAACTATCGCCAGCGGCGAGCAGGAACCTATCTTTGATCTGCTCCCATGTTCCTCCAAATAACGTGCCTGGATTAGTAGTGTTAACCGAAATATAAATGGAACCAACAGGATATACCATGTCGACCAGCGTCGCTTGCTTTACATTACCTACCGATTTTGATACATAAAGAAGGTTTGCATCAGATGCTATGCGATCACTATGAGTTGGTTTTGGTACATCTGATAATTTATTACTTACAGTAGCCATAATGCCTCCTATCGGAAATATCAAAACGTGCTTGGATCTGTTGGATCAGACGACCAGTAATAGCTTCCGATTTGGCAAGAGCCGTTATCGGAAACCGCTTTATGGCCCCGCTGTCCACCCCAAGTAAAGATGACCCAGAAGGTACTTGCACTAATAACTTTTTCGTATCAGCCATTTGTACCATCTCCTGTCGTCGTAGTTGCAGTCGTGGTCGGTTCCGTTGTCGTAGATGTCTCGGTCGGTTCTGATGATTCAGTATTAGAAGCGCTTCCAGTGTCGACTTCAAGATTTTCCTGGATCATCTTTTCCTGGTATTTGTAGACTCTATCTTCGAAGTCGCCCCGATCCACTCGGCATATAAGTCGATTCTCCTTGTATGCTGATGGGTCTATCTGCCAAGAGTTGAAGACGACATCATCTGGTTTCTGTTCGTCAATTGTCGCCTGATACCCCTCAACTTCAGTGCCGTCAATAACCGAACGTCCATATACAGTAATAGTTCTATGCACACTAAGCATGTTACGATTCCTCCTGAACTGTAATTGTGTAATTTACTTTCAAATATCCAGTGGTTTTCTTGTCGATGTAGACGAGCCACGAATCTGATTCAATGCTGAATACAACATCTTTAATAAAAATAGGATTGCTTTCGCGGAATTCAGCGTTGCATACCCGAATGACAGCTGTCGCGTCTGCTTGGCTTCTAGAGAATATAATGACATGATCAGAATCAGCGAAGTACAGTGTCGTAGTACCAGCCGTATTCTTAGGTACTCGATCGAGCTGCTTCTGCTGAATTTGAACCATTTTGACCAGATCTGGGATAATCTTGATATAGTCGATTGATGGAACTTTTGTGTTGTCGCCAGTGTAGCCGTTCTTCTTATACTCGTCCGGAACATAAACGATCTCTGGCATAACGTTCAGAGTGTCTTCGGCAATCAGTCCACGTCTGTCAAATCTTGAACTATCCGGACAGACTCCTGGCTTATAATCGAACTTCACGACATCCAAATCCAAGATACGTCTGGCTGATTCTTCTGTTTCTGGTACGATGTTAGTTTTAACGATACGAGATGAGTCATGATAAATATTTGGAGAGTGGAGTTCTGAAGTACAATATATGATTTCAGAATCTATTTCGTATGTATGAACTGTTCCGTTATTATTTGTAGCGATATAAACGTCTGGACTATCTGGAAGTACATTTTGATAATTGAGTAGCACTCTTATGTTCGTCGAATTTATGCTATCCGCTCTATATATTCCGGCATCGCCAACTAACGCGAAGCCATCAGCGGCATATACGCTTCCCTTAAAGGACCCATAAGCACCCATTAACTTTGTACCGTCGAGCGTTATCCCTTTGATGGTTCCGGTTGCATTAATATTCTGGGCAAATATATTATCGACATCAATTTGGTTTGCTGTAAGTCTTCCGTACACATTAGCAGCATTCACTTTTATTCCTTGCGCATCAATCTTATCAGCGGTTATAGTACCAGAAGCAATCTGAGCAGCGGTTATAGTACCAGAAGCAATCTGAGCAGCGGTTATAGTACCAGAAGCAATCTGAGCAGCGGTTATAGTACCAGAAGCAATCTGAGCAGCCTTGATGCTACCAGTAGCGATCTTTCCACCATTGATCGTTGTCGTGTTTGGGACATAAATATTGTTCTTTATAGCGTTCGCGTTGTTGTTGGCGCTATTCGCAGTATTCTGGGCGGTTACGGATTTATTGTAAGCTTCTTTGGCAGCTTCATAAGACGAACTCTTCTGGACGCTTCCCCAGACAACTGAACCGTTGCTATATGTGCTCTGTTCACAGGTATAAAGAGTATTTGTTGAACCAGCTGAGAATGCCGGCTCCGTGGTTGACCAACCACTTGTAGAAGATGCTGGGCTTGCGGGAGCAGATGCTGAGCTAGCCTGAAGTTTATAATACGTAACGATTTTACTGACTGAGACACCTTGAGGACCGTCAGCGCCTTTAGGACCTTGAGCACCTGTTGCACCTGCATCACCTTTAATTCGTGCCCACTTATAGGAACTAACTGAAGTCGGATCTGACAAATTATAATCGGTGCAAGTACCAATATACGTTCCAACAGTTTCACCACTATTTGATGTAAACGTTGAACCACCATCGTTCGAGTATTTCACGTGGAAATACGGCGTTCTTCCGTCAGCACCTTTAGCTCCTGGAGTACCATTCGTTCCATCGTTAACGACTTGAGTGTGTGTTCCTGTTTTATCTGTGATTGAAATCGTAGTCTTGGTTCCGCTCTTCGTTACAGATACTGTCGGTGATACACCGTCAGCACCTTTAGGACCTTGAGCACCTGTTGCACCCGTAAACGCGATCGAAACAGAGAACTGTTTATTGATGACAATGTCCGTACCAGAAATAGAAACCGGAAGAATAACATCCCCTGGTGTCTCAAAGTTTGTGGATGCTGTGATTATGATTTTAGGAGCTAGCAAACTTGTATTGCCTTTCGATAGCGTAATTCCAGTCGGCATTGTCGCTTTCGAAATATCCACCGAGCATGGGATCTGATCACCACCTCGCATCGCAATAACTTCAGTGGAACATGTTCCGGCTATCGCGTGCTCTGTAGTTCCCAAAAAAGTATACGCTTCGCTTGTCAAGATCACGGAATATCCATCGGTCAGGTCGACAAGCGTTTCCTGAGCTCTTGCTATTATTGGCATCATTACCTCCTTATCCTGCTGCGTTCAATTCGACTGTAAATATCCCGTATCGATCTACATCATTGGGAGATACTGTTAATCGAAATCCGTTATCAGAGAGCCTGGAATCGGTCGAATCAATAGCACTAAAGTCATCGTCGCTGTACCGCTTCATCGACCATTGTAGACGGCTCCCCGTTCCAAATTCGTTCTCTAATTGAGACTGATTCGTTATGACAAAAGAACCATGGAACACAGTGACTGTCATAACCGTTGAAATGTCACTATTCTTAAACACGGTTCCTTCTGACGAATGAATATATATATCAACTCCGTTAAACGCTCTTTTATTTGCTTTTTCCAAAACTCCATCCGCGGCAATTTTTGCATTTCGAATTTCAGACTGAGCGTTTGAGTCAAGGTCTGAAATCGTTACCGCTCCTTTTAGATCAATCTTATTTGCCGCGATCGTCACATTATCAGCACTTTGATTGATGAGCGATACCACATTTTGACCGTTGAAGTCTGTCTTGGAAACCTTGGAAGTGATGGCGGTGGCGGTTTGGTTGATGCGAGAGGTATTGGACGTAATCTGCGTCTGAAAATCCTCCGGGGCAGGTGACCAGTCAGTTTGCATATTTCCAAGTTCTGCTTTAATATTCCAGAATTTACCTGTGACGGGATCCGTGCCATCAGAGTACGTGTTGAATCGAAATGTCAGATAACAGTCGCTGGTTGTTGTGTATGAACCAGAAAGTTTTGTTGTGTTATCCCCTTTAATAAAAGTAGCATTTGTATGATTATCTGTATTTTGTTTTGCAGTTTCATATATCCAGTACCCAACTTTATTCTTGTTATTGCCAGACGTATCATGAACATTTGCCCACGGCAAGTTCGAAACTCCCTGAAGAAGCACCGTTGTTCCTTTGGGAATTTTTATACTTGAATATATTACCTTGCCATCAAAAGTAGTTCTCCAGTTGTCTTTTGAATTAGAAGTCGTTGAATAAGGTGTATCAGCGGTATATCTGCCGGCATTTATCCATAGGTTCCTTCCACCGATCTTCAGGTTATTCACTTTAGTCGTCAGCGTCCCGACATTAGAGCTAACTCCATTAACCGTCTGCGTCAGGCTACTGTACTTACTCTCAAGATCAGTTTGATTGTCTGATACGGTTTTCTTTAAAGTAGATATCTCAGACGTATTTGAATCAGCAGTCTGTTTAACTTTATTAACAGTGTTTGAAATCGTTGTTATATTGCTAGTATTGGTATCAGCCGTATCCTGTGCTTTCTTAACTTTAGTCGTCAGCGTCCCGACATTAGAGCTAACTCCATTAACCGTCTGCGTCAGGCTACTGTACTTATTCTCAATATCCGTCTCGTTGTCATTAACCGTTTTGGTCAATGTGGAGATATTTGACTTATTAGTATCAGCTGTCTGCTTAACAGTGTTGACAGTATTCGTGACAGTGGTAATGTTAGTCTTATTGGTATCAGCCGTATCCTGTGCTTTCTTAACTTTTGTCTGTAGAGTAGTGATAGAAGATGTATTTGTATCAACCGTCTGGCTTACTTCATTGAACTTGCTTTCTGTAAACTCGCCAAGATTGCCTTCAATGGTCGTTGTTTTTGATTTCAGACTTGATAGTTCCTTGTCAGTGTTCGTCTGCCAGCTTGAAACTTCTTCATTAAATTTTTGAATATCGCCAATCGACTTAAGAGCGTTTGTAACATCTGAGTCCTTAATTAAAGTCCATGAAAATGTTCCATCTGACGATTTAGTAAAGCGATAAGCATAGCCATTTTGCGTAATACTATCATTCACAACATAACAAATATCACCAATATGTTTATTCTTATCCGAATCTGTACCCCAATCAGAAGCAGGAGAGTTAGAAAGAGTCGGAACTGCCGTAGCCGTCCATGTCTCAATCGCTCCATCAATCTCGTTTTGAACTTCCTCAGATAAACTGCTCATAGGGACTGTACCATCCGTAAGAGCAGAACCATTAACTGCCGCCGTACCATTAGAAACGTCAATCTTCACGCCACCAACTTCAAGTGTACCAGTCTTAATATTTGTAGCATTGAGATTTGTGACATTAACTTTTGAAGCATCAAGAGTACCTGCGTATAGTTTATTCGCTGATACATTCGCAATCTGAGCATCGCCAATAGCCGAATCTGCAACCAATTCCTGAGTAATCGCAGCTTCCTGAATCATCGCTGTAGTAATCGAAGCGTTTTTTACATTCGCTAAATCAATATCTGCTTTTTCCGTTTTAAGGTTAGTGATTTCAGCATTGGTAGCATCAAGATCCGTTGTTGAAACATGATCGGCTTTAAGGTTAGTGATTTCAGCATTGGTAGCATCAAGATCCGTTGTTGAAACATGATCGGCTTCAAGGTTGGTGATTTTTGCAGTAGCATTATCAAATGTCATATTCCCGTTAGCAGAAGCTATTGTGACCGCACCGTCAATATAGAGATTGCCGTTCTTGTTCTGATAAAGCAAATCTTTGGTAGTTACATTTCCGCTGCCATCTGTTGTCTTTCTACGAACCGTGATAATTGAATCGTTATCCGTATTATCGCCATTAGCCGTAATAACAATGCCTTTTTCGTCAATTGATACACTATTGTCCTCATTATAAATGCCAACGTTTTTGCCAAGGATAATATTGCCGACAATCTTATTAGCGATTAGTCCGTAATCCTGCTTGTAGTTTCCATCTTCTGGATCGTAGTAGGTAAACTTGCCAAGCCCAGTCTCTACGGTTTTCCAGTTGTCCTTTGTATAATAGAGGCCGTAATTGATAATCTTCGTCTGCTCATCGTTATAGTCGTCGCCATACTCGTTCTTTTCTCGCATTAAAAGTCCAGTTTCATCAACGACCATATTCTGGTTACGAGCTGAACTGACTATCTTCTTATCTGTGAGAGCGAGTCCATTTTGAACCATATCAACGAGCTGCTGGTTAGCCTTTTCGCCCTTGTTGGCTTGTCTCATCGTAGTAGAATACGATGTAGCCATAGAGCTCATCTTAGATAATATGCTCTTGGTGTCTGACATATACCCGATTGCATATGTCACATCCGAAAACTTGACATCCAGTTTTGACAGGTCGTCGTAATCAATCTGATAGCTTATCATACGAAGTTTGTAGACTTTGTCATCGACCTCGATGTGCAACCAATTTCCAATGTCGAACTTATCAAGAAGCGGCGACATTATCGTATCTTCCCTGATCAGACGAGCTACCAATTTGGAACCATCGTGAGTCACGACATACTTTCCGTTCGCTGTTACAATTGGAACGAACGATTGCTTGATGTCGTTTTCGCTGACGAGCAAAATGTCATTCAGGTTACAGCTGATCGTATGTTGAAGCGTCGCAGACTTTATGATTTCCTTCTGAGCGCTCTTCAAGAATTCCTTCGCCTGCTTAATGAGTTCAGAGTCGGACAAGCCGTCCGATATGAAGTTGCTATTCTTATATTCGTCATCCCGTCTGAATGAACAAAACTCAGCCCACAATGTGTCACCAAGATGTTCTTTGAGATCAAGACTGTCTGCGATTGCTGACCTTTGTTTCTCAATTTTATCGAGAACACCTTCTGGAGAATCAATTGTTCCACGAAGCTTTAGAAGCTCGGACTCACGCTCGCGCAACTCGTCCTCGATGAACCTGCTCTTGTTATAATACGGAAGATATAGTGTATTATAAAGATCCGCATACGCACTAACGGACTTGTCGGCGACACCCTGTTCGATCATAACATCAAGACACCCACGACAAATATTAGCGAGCAGCTCCAGATTATCTGCACTATGGTATCCGAGGCGCTCTTTAAATTCTGAGTCGGACATTTTAAATAGTGCGACTATACCAGACGCATCGGCCTCCTTCTTCTTCATAGCCTTTTCGATTTGGCACTTGAGGAAGTCGGCGGTAGCACTCGTGACGTTGATTGTAAGCTCTGAAGTGGTGGCGGTGTCTTCTTTATCTGAATACCTTTCGAGCGTCAGTGTTCCAACCCAAACATTATTCGTATATGATTTTGTCTGCGCTGAAACCTTATATAGTGATGTGTCCACATACACTTTTGCGTAGTTAGCGACTGCTAAATTTACAGTCGTTGATGATGCAATATCGGCGTTTCTTAGACCGAGAGGTGAGAGAGTAGACTGCGTCAGTTTCTTTATTTCTTCGCTTGCGGTCGTCGGATTTCCATGTTCTGAAGCTGGTATCAGCGATGTCTTAAGCAGACTATATAAGTCTAATGCCTGATAATAAAAATCCGTCAGCGCCGAATACCCTTTGATAGGGTAGGAGACTTTCGTTAGCGTCTTGTCATAGGCTTTGTACTTATCTATAAGGGCGTTGTAATCATTTATTGTCGATTCTGGTATATCGATAATCTTAGATGTATTATATTCGGCGTACTCCGCATCGTATGATTTAAGCTTCTCCCGAAGGGCAGGAGACATCATCGATCGTACATCGTCCCCAATGTACCAGATGTATTGTCCACCGTTCGGGTTGATGTTCCTTATTGTAGCGGTCATCAAGTCGTCGCCTGCTTCGAGCCTAAAACAGTTCTTGACTTTATCTTTATTGGAAGAGTAGGTAATGCTTTTAGCGAAATTTTCGCTATTTATGAAAATCCCACTGTCCTGTCCATACCCACGCTTGATGTTGGAAGACCCGCAGTTTGTGCATTTGCCGTCGATAAATGAACCACGTTCACCGCAGTCCACACAAACATCCTCAAGATCATATAGAGATATTGTGCGATGTATCTTACCGTCAGGGTCATTGTACTCGCCATATCTGAACAATCCATCTACCTCAGTCGCTATATCGTCAAACGCATCCTTGATAGTAGAATTATTCCAAGAGAACGTCCTCTGGAGCTTGGCAATAGACGGATCAACGTGCCATATCTCATAATGAGGCGCTTTATCTTTTAGGATTCTATTCAGAAGAGAACCGTCTGGGTTGTCCTTGTTGTAAACAACCGTTACAACATAATCATCCCTCGCTATGTCATCTTCGGTGTTAATTTCAACCCCATTTAGCGAGAGCTGACTCAGCTCGGCTTCCTGAATATGTACGCCCTCACAATGTTTGACCGCTTCATCGTTTTCATCAATCGTGACTTCAAGTTCATACCATGGGTTATTGTCATTCGAATCAAAGTACGGGATATAAATGAGTTTGAAGTCCGTAATGTCGTCCCATAATTTGCATTCGGCTCCGTCGACAGATTTGTGAACATCGAATGTTATCTCATCGGCTTCGGCGAGATACTTTGTAATTGTAAAATTGCTTATATTTCTGATAGTTCCTTGCTTTGTACCGCTTCTAAAAGCGAGAACAAGTTCTGGAGTGATTGGCTGCCCGTCTGGTGCAAGCTCAATAACCCCACCATATAAAGATGTATTCATGCCATCACCACCTTTGCTATAGGATCATACGAAATCGAATATGAACATGGGAGGCTAAAGGTCAGCTTGTTCTTTGTGTCTCTGTATAGGTTGTTAATACGCAAGAATTTATAGTTGAAGTCGTCTCCAAGCTGGTGCGAAGAAATACTCGATGATATTTCAAGAAGGTGCGAGAACGAAAGCACCTCTCCAGATTTACAGTTGTTAACCATCGTTATTCTTCCGTCATACCCGTTTGTAATAATGAGCTTTCCTGAAGCCTTGAGTGTAATAGTCATATCGGGATATATATATCCTTCTTCATCACTGGTATCATCGATCGATACCGTCCCGTTCGCAGCAACGCTCCCAGACAACTTAACCTTGTTTTTGTAAGCGAACGGAGTAGTGCATGTGAACTTCAAATGAAACCCAACTATGTCGGAACCGAACCGGACTTCTTCGACATTAAAAGTTCCAATCCAATGGTACTGGCTGTAATCTGGGTGATCGAATGATAATTCCTGCGGGGTCGGACTTGACAACCACCGTTTAATCTGTGAAGACTCTGCTGGTGCGATTATCTCAGGTTCGTAATCATCAGTTGATTTGCAGATTGACAGTTCCATTGTCAGCGAGTCTTTGTATGTACAATACAAAATAGGATGGTATTTCCCGCCGAACATTGCAATAGAAGTAATATCTCTCTGCGAATCGGTATTTACAGTGGATGCCGATGAACCGGAGTCAAATTCGCATATTATATACCCATGGTCGCTAAGCCTTTCGTTACGAAATGTAAAATCACAAATGTCCATTGAGAGACCTCCGATACTGCACTTAATACTTAACGTTAAATTGTTTCATGAATTTCTTGAACCTTTTGCTATATGATTTCTTAATGTCAATCGCATCATCTAGTGCCTGCTGATATTTCTCTTTAATTTCCATAACGCTATCTATGTACGATCTATATTCGTCTCTCATGTTCTCTGCGGATTCGATGATAGATCTATAAGAATTATTTTCTTCTTCTAATTTATCTCTTTCGGCAGCTAGCCGTTCGTTTTCATCTTTCAAGGCACTAACTTCGTTAGTTAGCCTTTCTATCTGGCGTTCCTGAATTTCCATTTTCTTTTGAATATTCACCTTTTAGTTCCTCCATCAAATACGGGCGGCTATATGCCGCCCGCCGTGATTACCACGAATATTTGTTTTTAGCTACCTTGCTTCCTCCGGTCAATTGATCTATTGTCATTGACTGGATCATCTTCTCGAACTTGACATCCTTCCTAAGCTGATTCACGAAGTCGTTGTAGTCAAGCACCTTCCCAATAGGAATATTGATGTTGTAGTTGACCTCTCCTACGGAGCCTCCGTTGGCTCCCATTGGAAGTCTCGTCTTATAGTACTGGCTAAGCGAGCTCGAACCATTATTACCCCTGAACAGCGATGCAAGCGGGCTTGTTCCTTTTGCTACATCCTGCATGGCGTTCTTAAGAGCAATGAAGTTAGAAGTGTCCGAAGAGTTCAATACGATCTCTGGTTTCTCTGGAGTACCATCGAGCCATGCAATACCCGTATAATCATTAAGTCCACCAGTGGCGAATTTGTTATAGTGGTATTTACTGAGACTCTTGCCATGGTACTTCTTGTAGAGATTTCCACTGCGTCCATTGGCATCAATATAATTCTGGACAGCAGTAGCTCCAGATTTTCCAAACTTTTTTGTAAGTCTACTAACTCTTGTTGATCCATCGCCCCATCCTGATTTACTTCCACCTTCAAGCCATATAGACGCAGCGATTCCTTTCTTGTTGTCGTCTGACAGACTCTTAGTAGAAGAAGATTTGCCCTTGCTCTTTGAGGATGATGCGTGAGCAGCGGCAGGTGCTGGCTGTGGCGCTGGAGCAGGAGCGGGTGCTGGTGCAGGAGCTGGGACAGGCGTAGAAGCCTGAGTTGCCGTAGCATGATTGATTGTAGCAGCCGCACTATTGTTACTAGCGGCGATCATCGCATCCATCTTACTCGAGATACCATTCAGAGCATTGTTTACAGTAGTAAATGCTGATGTAAACCCATCGCCGTATTTTGTGATAACTGAACTAATCGCGAGATTCCCATTAGACCAGATAGACTGCATACTATCAGTGAGAGTGTATCCGACATTGTCAGCCTGAGTGTTTATAGTATCAGCTATAGAAGAAGAATTCTGATTAATCATATCGATCATATCAGATATAAGCGCATCAAGATTATCAAGTCTATCATTTAACGTTTCCTGATACTCATCATACAGATCATCGAGAAGTTTCTTCTGGTCGGTGATATACCGCTCATACTGGGTGTCTTCAAGCTCTTTATTAGCGTCCGAAAGATTAGACTTCAATTTCTGGACAGTCGCCTTCGTTTCCTCCGAATTGTCTCCAGAATAAGCAGAAATCTGTTTCTGGATGGAGTTAATCTGAGAGACCTGCTTATCGATGTTATTCTTGTAGTCGTACAGGTCTTTTTCAGTATCGAGCGCATCTGTATACTTATCTATAAGATCTTTCAGAGCATCGAGCTCTTTTTGAATACCGTCACGTATGAGTTCCTTAATAGCCTGTTTTTCTTCTTCGGCTCCGTTAATTGCATCGCGCTGAGATTTAATAAGCTCATCGTATCTGTCTATAAGTTTCGTGTTATTTGGATCATTCGCAATATCCCGATTAATAGCCTTAATCTCTTCAGCATATTTGTCAGCCTGAGCCATATAGACATTATAGTTCTGTCCATGGAGTCCCATTGTAGCCATCGCAGTGTCGGTCATTTGACCCTTATCCGTGAAGAGCTTGGAGTTTGACATCAGCTTGATTAAAAAGTCTGACTCATTCGTGATGTTCTCGATTTGCTTTTGTATCCAGTCGAAACGATCCCACTTAAGCTGCCTGATTTCGTTATTAAACTTCGCGAGGGCAGTCTGCGATTCCTGAATAGATTCCTTAACCCCGTTAATGGAGGACTGCATCTTATACCATGCTTCAGAACCTTGCGCAATAGCCCCAGAATTTACAGCGTCGGACATCCTTGCGATTAGATCGGTTAGCTCATTTTGCCTCAAGGCAATGTTGTTCTTCTCAACATTGCTCAACGCCTCATAATACTTGGCACTAGCGATATAACCACGTTCTTCCAAGTCATCGAGCCCGTTGTTATATGTATTCGTGAGGTGCTCCATCATTGAGAGTCTGTTGTCGTATTCATCGGACACATTGTTAAAATTGTCCTCGTATAACTTCGACATATTCTCGCGGAGCTTGATAATCGCATCGTTAGCGGCGAGAGCCTTCTCGTACCACTTTTGATATTCCTGAATCTTGTCGGCTGTGTCCTTACCATACTCGTTGATATTTATTGTCCCGTTCTGTACTTTCTTCTTCAGGTCTGACGACAATTTGACAGAATCAGCCTGCTTCATATATCTGTTATATGCCTGCTGCTGTGTCGAGACTTCTCCTCTCATCTGAGAGAGTTCGGAGTTCGTTGCACCTACCCTTTCTGCAAGAGTGTGGTAAGAACTTTCAGCGATAGCGGCGAAGTTGCTTATAGCTCGTTCGATACGATTGATGGCAATCTCGATCCAATCGATTATCTGCTTGTCGTTTTTATCCTTGGTGCTTTTAGACTTCTTCTTCGATGAGCTTCTCTTTTTGGAACTGCTATATCTTTTACTTGACGAGCTGCTGGACGAACCGCTTGACGAGCCGCTTGACGAGCCGCTTGGGTTCCAGTTCCTCTTCGGGACAGTAATTCCGCCAGAAATCGGATGCAACGAAGCAAGGGCTGTTCCACTCGCAAGAGCGCGAGCCCGCCCAGCTACGTATCCGTTGGCGAGTAGATCCTCGGTTTGTAAATGGTTAAATACTATCGAGCCAGCGGGGATGTCCCTAAATTCGGCTCCGTTGTCGCCAACCGTGTACCACATTCCGGTTCTCGGATTAACGACAATTTCTCTTCCAAGTTCACCGACAAGCGTCTTTCCGCCGGGTGCTGTCCCCCAGTTACCGCTTGCCATTGACTTTCCGCTGTTAGCCGTACCAAAAGCATGGGCTGTTCCGTTGAGCGAGAAAGGCCCGCTCGGCATACCTATACCGACATATTTTACGAAACGAGTGATAGTTGGGAAGCTCTCATAAAGCTTTGAAGTGTCCGGATGATAATACACATTACGGATTACACGCTCAAATGATGTCGGGAGGGCTTTAGTATTTGGGACATAATTTACATAAGCTTTCTTATCGTCCGGATCATATTCTTTGATCGCCTTGTCATTGACCTTAGCATTGACAGTAAGATCGTCAACGGTTATTTCATTTATCGACTTGTTTATCGATTCGACGCTTGTAGAGTCGATACTGAGTGTTGTTTTAACGTCAGGCGGAAGCTCCTTAATCTGTTTTGCAACCTCATTGAGTTTGCTCTCTGCATCGCTTGTGTCAACTCCAACTGCCTTTTGTTGCTGTATCTGATCTTGCAATGTCTGAAACTGTTGGAGTAATGAGATAGCATTACCTACATCACCGTCAACCTGAGATGTGTCAACCTTCATTATATCCGGCTGACAGAGTATCTGTTTTTGCGCAATACAGTACTTAATAACGGCATTTGCCTGCTCGACTTCTGAAGGATCAACATTTGGACGAGCCTTGATTTGGTTCATCTCCTCAATTGTTCCATCGAGAGTCTTCATCTGCTCATCAACAGAATCAATGTCAGAAACATCGACCTTGATCTTGAGGTCTTTGTTTTCGTCCATGCTCTTAAGGGCTTCGGCAGATTCAGTAGCTTTAACGGCAAGGTCTCCAAATGTCTGGATACCCTCGTCAGCCCAGCTGAACTCACCGCCCTTAAGCTGAAGCTGATTAAAGAACGCTTGGATCATGCTATCGGACATATGGAAGCCTTTTGCAAAATCTTCCATACATTTATTACCAGCGATCTCGAATGTCCTGTTCCCGCTTTCGTCCTCTGTCATGGTCATAAGACCTTTCTCAACAGAGTCTTCTAGGAACTTATCGGTATTGAGACCATTTACCTTACCGTTCTTATCATCGAACGTCATGTACTGTTTAACACTGTCCATATAACTCTGGACAGCTTCAACGTCTTTTGGATCGACATCATCGGGCACGACAAGCTCAAGAGCGGCCTTGTATTTAATACTACCGTAGTCGCCGCTACTATCAGAAGCGCTTTTGTCTGTATTCAATACATCAAAAATCTGCTGAGCAGCCGACTCTGCATCCTTTGCCATGTCTCCGTAATCGGAGGAGCTCTGGGCATTGAGCCAGTTCTGGTATGCTCCGGTTGCTTCCTGAAGAGCGGAAGAGAGGAGATCATACTGGTTGCAAGTATCGGCGATCGCTGAGTTCTCCTCGAGTAGTGATGATATAGTCTCGTTGATTCTATCGGTCGCGTACTGATTTCTTGTTCCAGATTCCTCAAGCGCATCTCTCAGTTTCTGAATTTGCTGAGCGTTTTCAAGGTACTTCGTCTCTGCAAGAGCTTTATTAGCATTGTTGGTAGCAATTTGCTCATCGGCTTTCGCCTTCGCAATTTCACGTACCTTCTCTGCGTTGAGCTGCATCGAACCATTGACTCTTTCCAATGCACTGCGGTAGTCCTTAAGCTCATTAGAGTTGAAATCAGCCGGAGATATTGACACTCCGCCTTTCTGTTTAGACAAAGCTTCTTTTACTTTTGAAAGCCCGTCAATAAAGTTCTGAGAATCATCTTTTGCCTTTGTGAACGGGTCGTCCTCTACGAGCCCTAAGAGTGCGTTCTTATAAGCCAAAAGCTGGCTGACGCTCTCTGCGGTATCCATCCTACTAAGCTCGTCTGCAAATAACTTCTGAAGCCCAGTCGCATTCTGGGTGACTTTGCCGTCTTCATTGACAACCTGTTCATGACCTACAAGTGCCTCAATCTGTTTCTCGATTGCTCCGGTGAGTCCGGCAGAATCGTTAATAGACTCGGTAGCGAGTTTTGGGAAGTCCTTGATGAGCGATACAAAATCGTCATTCTTAAACTCACTGTTCTTTATTTTATCTCTGGCGTCCTTGAGTTCGCTAAGCTTTGACTTGTACTCGTCGACTTTGGTCGAGAACGATTTGGTCTCCCCATCGTCTTTCTCGGCAAGCAGCCCTCTGAAGCTTATCTCTGTTTCGTCTTTGTCTTTGTCGGCTTCGTCTTTAGCAGCTTTCTTTGCATCGCTCTTATACTTCCTGACAGCTTCTTGTAGATCTCCAAGCGAAGAATATTTAGCCTTTGCAACAAGGTTAATAGCAATTTCAACATCGCCAGCGGACATCTTGTCGATTCGATCAGAAAGATCTTTGTTTACATTTTTACCATTCGTTCTGTCGTTTCCGGTAAGAGATTTATACAGCGAATCTTTCTGGCTCTTTAAAGACGAAATTTTTTCCTTCTGCTGAAGGAGTTGTGCCTCAAGTACTTTATAAGAATCATTTTTACTGAGAAGCGCATCAATTACCCCAGAAGCGGTTGCACCAGCCGAAGTATCAAAATCGGCGCTTGCTTCAAGGGTATCGATCATTTTTCCCCTTAATGCAACAAAGTCTTGGATGTTCTTCGGGACATCATTTGAGGCAATAGCCTGATTGACGATGTCCTTAGCGACAAGGTCATTTTGAGCGTTAATCTTCTCTACGACTGGTTCAACCTTTGAAGCGTATCGTTGATACGCATCGCTGACCTGCTTATATAACTTGCTGTCTGTACCCCATGTCTCACGAATGTCGTTCATTGCATTCTGGAGATATGTGTAATTCTGGTACATTTTATCCCAGGACATGTCACTGTCCCAAGCCCACAACGATGTGTCAGAGTTCGGAAGGTTTAACTTTCCGGCGCTTCCCCATTCTCCTGAACCGAAGTCTGATATGTCGACACTATACCCTTTATCACCAAGCCACTTATAGATGTCGGCTTCTCTTACTTTGTTCCCGGATTTGTCCTGTGCCGTTCCAGTGGAATTGATCTGCGTCCCGCTGAATGATCTGAAACCCTCCGTGGCGTTTGCCATGGCATCCTTAGTTGCGTTTACAGCTTTTGAGATATCTGTCGAGAGCTGTTGGTGCGTTAGCGAAGCTATCGCGTCACTAAGACTGCCGTATTTTCCAGTAAGATCATCAACGCTTTTCCCGGTCTCACCGAGTGCAGATATTACACTTGACTGAGCATCCGCAAGAGCTTCGGTAGCCGATGCAGAAGTATCTGCGGAGTTGGCTTGCGTGAGATAAGCATTAGATAAATTATATATATTGTTGCCATGCTCAACAGCAGCTGTACCTGCTTCGATACTTGCCTGTCTAGCTTCCTTCGCTTTATTAACAAGGTGAGATATTCCTATAATGACCCCTTGTATGGCAAGAGCAATACCGAATGAAAGTGCTGTTTTAAGAGCAACGCTTGCGACCTGTAGACCAATTGTTGCCGCCTTCGCACGGAATAGTGACGATATGTAACCGCCCATCGTAGCTTCCGCCCCATTGAGACTAGACAAGTAGTTCCCAAGCGAAGAGTTAGAGCTTGCTATTGATTGCACGAAATCTGATTGACTTACGCCACAATTTCTAGCTTGCTGGTTATACTCATTCAAAAGTGTCCTGACGTTAGCTAAAGATTTGTTCTGTGCGACCAGCGATATTTCAGACATCCTTGAGTTGTTTACAAACTCTCCGATGTTAACACTTGTCCCTTTAATATTCGTCGCAAAATCTTTTGCAGTCTTTGAGGCCTTCGACATTGTGCTATCGAACGCATCGCCCTTCAAAACCCCGGATGATATCGCTGCCTGGAAGTTTTGGAGGCTGCTTATATCGGTTTTTAGTTTGTCGGTGTAATCCTCATTGAATTTTAATCCGTTATCGGTCTGAAATATTCCAGACAACCATTGTAATGTACTTCCCTTTGTTGCAGAAAGAGCACCGATGTTTTTAAGATCCTTGAATCCTTTAAGCGCACCCAAACCAGCTGCAAGTGTGGGTATGACTCCGACCTTTCCACTAAGCTTAGTGAGTGCCGACACAAGGCTAAGAAGACCGCTTCCAAGATCAACAACTCCTCCGGTGAGCTTACTGCTAATCAGACTGGCCGAAAGCTCTTGGAACTGAGCGCTCAATGCACCAAGCTTTGCCTTGGTGGTATCCATGTATATCTCGTTAGCCTTCGTAGCTGCACCAGCGGAGTTCATGGCATCAGCATATGCACCTGTGGCGTCCTTCCAATTTCCAATAATACTGGAGATGACAGAGAGCTGTCTCGTGCCACCAAGAATCTCAGCGATTCGTGATCTGGTTGTATCCGAAAGATCTCCCCAGACGTTGCTAATCTCACCGAACATCTGGTAAATGGATTTGTATTCACCCTTGGCGGCATTCGCCATGATGTCTACTCCGCCAGTTCCGTTGACATTCGTAAGAGCCTTAATCTCGCTACGGTATTTCGAGAGTCCCTTTGCACAGTCTTCTGAAGACTCGCCCATTTCCTGAAGCTCTGTGGTTGCCCCACGCATTCTTGCCGAGACGGTCTTCATAGCAGTACCAACTGCATCTGCATTCTGTATAGATGCGTTTGCAGCAGCAAACAGTGCGGCTGATTCTTCAAAACTTGTTCCAGAAGCATGGAGAGCGGCACCACCTCGTTCGAAGGCATTCATTAACTCCTCTGCGGAGATTGCATACTTCTGACCAACTTCTGTAAGGACATCAGATACATGTTCAGCATCGGACACCTGAAGGTCGTATCCCTTCATGATAGCCGTAAGACCAGTCGTAGCTGATTTTACATCCGTGTTTGCAACGTTGGACAGTATATTTGCATACTTTGAAAGTTCAGTCGAGTCGTTAAGCTTGTAACCAAGACGCGAAAACGTTTCGATAGATTTCGATACATCGGTGATGTTTTTGCCAAGATCTTTTGCCTGTTCAGATGCATTACTGAAAAACTGCGTCATTTGGGCATCACTTGCGCCAGTTACGATCTTGATCTGTGCCATTGCACTCTCAAGATCGATAGACGCGGACACCATCTTTTTAACGCCATTGACAGCGGTCATCATCATCCGGCCTACACTAAGCCATTGAGTAAGCCTGCCAGCGACACTCTTAAGCTGATCCCCGATAGACTTTCCGGCATCTCCATTGATTTTAATATTGGAGATACTGTCCTTGATAGAACCAGAAGATTTCTTTACCGCATCGCTAAATTCCGAGAACGAAATCTTACCAGCGTCGTACTGCTGTTTGAGAGATTTAAGATTACTGACCGACGAGCTAATGTTGGCATAATCGTCTTTTGACTTCATGCTCGATTTAGCGGCGGTATACTTCTGAATAGCAATCGTCCCCTGACGAACGGCAGATTCATACGTTTTGAGTGTAGCTGCTTCTTCGGCCTTTTCTCGAGCGGATTGTTTGGATAATCTATCTGCGTCTTTAGTCACAGCGTTTTGAGCGGCAATTGCGTCTTTTACTTTAGTGGTGGTAGCGCCAAGCTGTGTTCCTACATCTCTGAGACCATTCCGGAACGCATCAAAATCATGGTTGTTAGAGTAAGCCTGCTCAAGTGCTTCGACTTGCCTGCGATGAGCCTCAAGCTCGCTCGAAATCCCAGTATTAGTAATTCCCTTTCCGGATAGCACTCGTTCCTGATCTGAGATCTTCGACTGCATTTTGCTTGCTTCTTCGCGAACCCTCGAAGCATCGTATTGTGCTTTCTTTATGGCTTCTGCGCTAGCTGTCGCTTTCGATGCCGCTTCATTCTGAGCAACAACAAAATCTTTAAGCTTTGTAGTAGTGGCATCGAGCTGAACACCGATACCATCAATACTTGCCTTAAACTCTGACACATTCCCATTTGATACGAACGCATCTCCAGCAGCTTTCACCTGATCATGAAGATTTTTTAACTCGTTCGAAATATTGCTATTTGAGTAGCCACTTTTAGTCAGCGCTCGTTCCTGATCAGAAATCTTCGACTGCATTGCGCTGGCATCTTTGTACGCCTTTGATGCCTCAACCCTCGCTTTTGCAAGAGCCTTTTCGTTGGCTATGGCACTCTTTATGGCCTTTTGTACCTGGTCATAACCGTTTCCAGTTTTTACCGAAAGGTCTACCTTGCCGTTCACAGACTTCAAGCTATTCTTGATATTCTGTATCTGGCTCTGTACTTTTGATATCGATGCAGGATCGATTTCAACTTTAATTTTTGCGGAACCTGAAGTTGCTTTTTGCAACGCAGCTTCAATCTGACTAATAAATTGGCTGGTATCTATTTGTGGTTCCGCACCGACTGTAAGAGTAATATCATTAGCCATGTTTATGTCTCACCGTCCTTTTGGCATTAAAAAAGGATTGGTGAAACACCAACCCCGATGATCTCAACTCCTTACTATTGAGATAACTCCATATTCAGTTCCGTAATTTCCCTCGAAGTCTCTTATCCCTTGATCTATGAAGTGGCTTCCGGAGATGACCGTTCTACTTCCGGTGTAGTTACCGTGCCATTCTCCCCATACATATCTCATTGTGTGGTCAACGCCATTGTCTAAGAGACTATAAATATCTACGCCTCCATATTTCTCTGGGACTAAGGATTCTCTCTCCGTAGCGCCGCCCGGAGATACTGTAATCTCCCATGTACCGTTACCCAAATCTCTTGGACTCCCATACGCCCATTCGGAAACGGCTTTTATCTGCCCCGCGGTCTGTCCCACGTTCATCCCGCTGCTGTTTGCGGCGTCTCTCAGGCACGAGCACAATTTTTCAGCGGCCTCTTCTGGGGTATGCACGGAGCCCTTTCCAGAATGTGGAAGAGTGCCCGACATGATAAGTTTGACAGACTCGTTTATCTTTTTCTTGCCAGCCGACGACCCTAAGTACTTATTCACTTTGCCTAGAATAGATGCGGTATTGAGCTTGTATCCTATGTTAGCCATCGCTATTTTCCTTCTTCGGCATGTTAACGACCTTGTTATGTTCTGTGTTGTCTTTTTCGACAGCTTTTGCAGCAACATCCACTAGCTTTTCAATATCGAAATTACCGTTCGCAATTGTGGAAGCGAGTCCAGTGATAGTATCTTGATCAATCCCACCGAAGATAGAAGAGAGACTATCCTCAACCTCAGTGAGTTTGGAAACCGCTTCGGACATCTGTTTGTTGAACGCCTCGATATTGTTCTGGGCGACATGAGCAATCTTCTTGTCAATAGATTTAAGCAACGGCTCGAGCTGTTCGCCGTTTACATACTTTGTAATTTCCTGTACAATGTCAGAGCAATAGACCATCTGATACCTTTCGGAAGCGTCGTCGGGGAGTTCGATGTTACCGTAGTATTCCAAGATTGCACATCTTACGGCAAAGTCTTTAACCTCCGGGACGTACTCAGCTGTTTTGTCGATGAAGCATGTGCTCACAACCTCATTGGAGAATGCGAGCATCTCTGCAAATGTCAATGTATTTTTAATATTGAGAGTCACGCCGTGCCACTCGACACTGTGTTCATTTGTGTGTATTGCGTCAACCACACTGAGAATCTCGTTGTATGATGTCTTGTTTGTATCACTCATAATTTTCTCCTTTTAGCTCAAATCGTGGTTTTATTTAGTTTCTTTGCTCGTTTCTCATCCCTGCGTCTTTTCGCAAAGTCGTCATAAAGTCCCCATCCGCCGTATTTCTTTACATAAGTAATCCATACGTAATCAATATCTGGGTACACATACCAGAACAGTTTGCGTTTAAGCTTCGCCGTAGTATCTGGCATTCCTTTGATGTCGACGACTTGAATATGTCCATCGGCATATTCGACATAAAAATCAGCAACATATGTAATTGGAAGCACACGCTTGCCATTGCGTTGAAAACCGTCTATCAGGACATATTTCTTTTGCAGTTCATATTTCTTCACATTACCGCTTTCCACCCCGGGAAGAATAATGTCTCGGTAATACCGCATTTCCAATACTGAGTCGAACACTATCCCGTTGTACGTTCTCTTCTCAGTATCCTTATCAACGTTATATTTTGATCGCTCCAAAATTATTTCCTCGCTGAAAAGAAAGCTGCGCCTCAATAAGAGACACAGCTTTAATCAATCCTCGGCGACGGGCTTATCCGTTACCGTATTTTTAGTAGTAGAGCGGGGCGCAGGCTTCTTCGCAGTCTTTGCTTTACTAACCGTAGCTTTTACGGAAGCTTTTTGTACATCTGCTTTTGTGTCGCTAGGCTTCTCCGAACGGGCATCCATAACCCGCTTAAGGTAGATAGCTCCGTGCTCCTCACAACACGCTACATCCTGCCATCTGAACACCGCGTTAGGACGTTCTGTCCAACAGTATTCATATTCCTTCCCGCAAACTTTACACTTGCGAAAACCCTTTGCCATAAAAATAATTCTCCTGAAATCAAATGTCGGCGGGGAAGCTTCCCCGCCGAGCCAATCCACAAGCCATCTGTGTCCTCGTCCATGCCCCACCTATTGTAGGGCCGTGCCCATAATCGCACTTATTAATCACTAGACGGTTACACAATCGAATCTTTTTTGACCAGGCTAGCTATTAGATCAGTACAATCAAGACCCTTAAGATGCTTACCGTCTGGGGTCGCGATTCGGGCAAAACCAGTTCAAATAGCGTCAGCCTCGTTTGCGCCGAAGATCGTGTAATCCCAAAGCTTTCCGCCTGCACCGCAAGCACCAGCAAGAGCCTCAGCCTTGAAGCCATGGGTTGTCTGGTTGTCACCAATCTCAAGCGAGAACTCACCGGAGAAATCCATCTTCGGAACATAGATCTGTACACGATAGAGATTTCCGCACTTGTCTTCGCCAGTGATATCGATATATCCACGGCACTTCTTGGAATAAGAAGAACTCAGATTCTCAAGAACGTTTGCCTGAATCCTTCTCTTGTAGTAAACAACAATCTCAGTACCGTCTGCGAGCTCGCCTTCATTAAACGTGATCTTCTTGGTAGCCGGAGCGTAAGCAAACTTTCCAGCGGCAGCGGTTGCGTCCTGGGTCATTTCTTTGCCAAGCACACCGTCGGCGTTCTTGACATACAGCGCTTCGATCTCAGCGCCGGTCGTGCCGACAGCCTTGTATGTCGTGACTGCCGCATTCCCAGAGACTGTAAGATAATCAGACCACATAACCTCTGTAACCTTGGACTCGAACTTACCACCAGTCTGCTGCTCGAGCATACCGCCAGAAACCATACCGTTCGTTCCACTGATGGTAATCGTCTTGTTACGCTTCAGCGTGGTAATCTTTCTCCCGTTTTTACCCTTGACATCAGCAGTGTCCTCAGCCTGCTCGATTGTCGCGCCAGTAAGTTCGTCAAGGTCAAACAGATACTCCCCAGTAGTGATGTCAAACAGAGAGATTTTGTCGACGGAAGAGATAGCAATATCATCAACTCTCATGTATTTTTTCCTCCTTATTTGTGGATCAACCAATTAAGGTCTTCTTCATTAATACCCTTTGGGTCTATAGAACCCGAATAAATTCCAAACATCCTATGTTCGTAGTTGTCTTTGTGAATTATCTGTCGTACACTTTCTCCGAATTGGTAGATTGACAGACCAAGAGTTTCTTCAAAGTTGTACTTAAATTCCCCAGTATTTACCATGGCAACTATCAGCGGCTCAAGTTGTGACTCTTGCGCACGATTTTTATTCCTTCGTGCCTTTATCTTGGCTCGCTCAATAAGATATTTCTTTGCTTCTTCATTCGCAGGTCTTTTGTTGTTTTGCTCAATGTGGTGTATTTTTCTAAGAGCCGCCGCCACTTTCCCGTGTATCGCACGGTCTATGATGATTTCATTTTCTCTATCTATTAATATTGGATTCCCGTTCTGTGGGTTCGTAGTGAACTGGAATTTAGATAAATCAAGATTACCGAAAATGAGATGAGTGTCTGTCTGCTGGATAGCTTTAGACATTATTAGAAATATGTCATACGAGTCTACGGTCGTAAAATCTATTCCAGCCTCATAAAGTGGAAGCATCAGATCGATTGGCATAGCGGTCAACACATTGACAAGATTGTAGTAATTCTCTTCGTCGTCAAGTACTTCACCGACAGTCGGTATCATTACTTTAATCTTGTCGTTGATGTTGTATTCCTTTTTATATAGGAAGTTTAAAACGCTCATAGGCCAGACTTCCTATTTGATGGGAGCTGCCTCTTGCCATCGAATACCTTGCTGAATTCCCTTGTATTAAACGTAAGCAGCTTACCTTGATAGTCGGTAATCGGAGCGAACCTCTTAGCCGAAGTTAACCTTAGTTCTCCGATGCCGTAGAATCTGCTTCCGTTTATTTTCTTGCAAATCTCGGAACACAGCTTGTCAGGTCTAACACCACCCTTTGGTAAACGTAACCTGCTTCTATGTGAAAACACCCAGACATATATCGTGGGTATATAGAATGTTTTACCAACGGCACTCGATATATCTACGTCGAAGCAAACAAAGGTATATCCCTCCTGTACCGTTTGAGGTATGTATTCATATGGGAAGACCTGAGAGTATGCCAGAGATGCCGCATTCTTGGGGTCTACTTCCTCATTAATAAGCGAAACGATCTCTTTTTCCGTCAAGATGTCTTCCATCAGTTTGTTTTTGTAGTCAAAAAAGTCTTGCAATTGCATTACAGCCACACCTTCTTTCCTGAGCTACCGCTACCAGAACCGTCACCGACATCTGGCAGGTCTTTTGGGAAATATTTATAGTAGTCGGCAATTCCAAGTTCATGATTATCGTCCTCTGTGCCCGTTACCTCCTGTACAAGAAGCGTGAACACACCTTCGTTACCAAAAGTCTTTCCCTTTTTGAAGGGTTTCGTGAGGAGATAAGCAAGCTTGTGTGGCGAATCGTCATCATCAATAAGAAAGCGGCTCTCTCTGTTGAATGCTAACGTGTATTTGTTTCTAGCAATCTTAAGCTGTAAACGAGTATCAGGTCTGGTAATAACGAAGTTCCTATCTTCCTGCTCACCGCTCATGTACTTCGTTCCATCGCTGACGACACACCATTGCTCAATGATCTGCTTTTCATACGTAATCCACTTTAGCAGATGATTACACTGCTTCAGCTTTGCTCTCGTATACACGGTCGTATTTGCGTCTCTTTCGACTACAAGCCAATAATTATCCATCCAATGAATTAACGACCCAAGACGAATGTCTTCAGTCGGCATTGAGATTATTGTCTTCTCATCAAGGTTATCAGAATTGATAATCGCAACATTCTGGTTCACCATGTGCGAAGCTGATTCTTCGTCTTCTATGTTGTACCCGTAATCTTGCGGGTACAGTTCTATCGATGTGTATGACAGATTATCTGGAAGCCTGTTCGTAATCCCTCTAAGCTCACGTATCCGCGAAGCTTCGTACTTACTGCCTCCATGTGCGTCAATCCTGTCTTTGTAGGAGTCCCACAGTCCCATATCACACCGCCTTTCCGTACTTCGCTTTCATATGATTACATATGTTTATTGCCCGAAATACTTCACGCTTGACATCTGGAACAGGGCACTCTGGGTTATCGATCATAAACTGAAGAATCGATACGAGCGAAACAATGTTCGCATCGTTGTTTAGTTCGTTGATAATTTCTTTGCATCCAAGAATTTCGTGCTGAAGGCTTTCCATATATAATGGAAGTGTGTCTTCGCCTTCTTCTCGTATCGGGAGAATCTTAAAGAAACGATTTACGAGTCCTCCGAAATAGTTGTGCAACATTTCTCGAGAAACCTGATCCCCTGTTTTAGTTCCAATCATAGGTGTAACTCACTCAGGTCTCCATGATTGTAGCTATACTCACGAACCATCTGGGTATAGTCACTTTTTGCTTCCTTATATGCGTTCCCGACACGCAATAGAAGCTCGGCAGGAGAGTAGGTAGTATAATCACGAGTGTTAAGAACGTTCTCAAGAATTTCCTGCCTATAGAGATATGGTTTGAGCCACTGTTTTACCATGCCCTCCGAAACAATTTCGATGATCTCATCGACATCTTTGGGATCAAAATCATCAGTGAACTCTCTGGTCTCATCGTCGCACTTGGACAAATCGTATGTACAAACTGGTTTAAACTCAGTAATCGCACGTTTCAGATAGCCATCGACGATCTCTCCTCTGTCTTTCTCGGACATTTTCAAGAACTCAAACTCAGTAATTTTAGAAAGGAAAGCACCTTCTATAGCGTCATACGAAATGCCCACGTTGCGCCTCCTTATCTCTCGATAAGCTCAGTACCAAGCAGTTCTTCGAGCGCAGAAACCACGGAGAGCGAATCAATCTCACCGTTAGAAATAAGTGCCTTTGCCCTATAAGCGACCGACTGTTTCTGGCCATCGGACATTTCAGAGATGGTCTTTTTGAGCTCATCAGGTTTCTGCTTGAAGATTTTGTCGAAGTCTTCGATAGAGACAGCGTTCTTATAGAACTGACGAACACCGAGATAATCTACGATCCAGTCTTCATCGAACATGAACCAATTGTTAATAAAGAACTTCTTATAAGAGTTCTTTGCGTTCTTAAGCTCACGCAGCTCCATATCCTGCTCGTCTCCAAAGTTATCCCAGATGAACAGCTCTCCGGTCTTACGACTCTGATAGACTAGCCTTCCTTGGAATCCATTACGAACCGTAACATACATAGAAGGATCGACATCTTTAGCGACCATCTCTACCGGAGCGCTCTTGACTGCCGGAGCAGACGTATTCGCCTGCCCCGAAGCAGAAGAGGACTTCGTTCTAGCTGTTCTCTTTGTAGTTGTATTAGCCATGAAATTCTCCTTTTATCCGTGTAAATTAGACTTTATTAGGCGATCTCGTATCTTCCTACACCAGCATTAGAGCCAGCAAGAACGACACCGACACCCCACTTCTCAGCATACAGGTATTCCTGAGTAAGGTCTGCGTTCTTAGTAGGATCACCCATAATCATCAGCGGATTGCCCTCACGAACAACCTTGATCGGCTTCTGATCACCAGCAACAACAGTAATCATGTTGTCGTCAAGGATGAACTCGGTCGTACCGACCTTATGTCTCTGCGGGACAGCAACACACGGAGTGCCGTAGAACTTTCCATAGTATCCGAGAGAGTGAAGCTCATCCTTTGCGGAGTCACTCACGATGCTCTCCTTGAGATTACGGAGAGCCTTCTTGGTTCCTGTAATCGTCGCGGTCTTTCCACCAGCGGATGCCTCGACATGAGCGATAAGGTCGAGCAGTGCATCCTCGTTATATGCACCAGCAGTCGGGAAGAATGTAGCACCACCAAGCTGAGCTGCGGTTGCTCCAACCCATGCGCTGTAGATGTCATTGAGCAGCTTCTGCTCGAAGGAAGCAGAAACCTTAGTAATCATCTTGTTAAAATCAACGGCTCCGGAGAGAACTCTGCTAAGCTCCTCATAGACCCTAACCATCTTCACAGTGGTCGGAATACGTGTCTGCGGGACATCAAACAGTCTCTGTCTCCGCACACCCTGAGTACCGTTTGCAGCATCGGAGACAACGAACAGTGTGTTGTCCTCAACCTCGAAGAGCGGGGAGTCTCCCTCTGCAACGTTTCTATAGTCAACAAGGCTGTTAAACGCCATATCTGCGGAAAGCCCCTCCTGAACAGTGTTGCTCAGAATGGTCTCCACCAGAGAAAAGAGCTGCGGGCACTTCCCATCACGAATATCTCTGTAATCAAGATATGTCTTACCGTTGTTCGCTTCAATGAGAGCCTGTCTGACAGTGTCCTCGGACTGCTGTACAGAATACTTCTCGACGCTTCCCTTATAAGCATCAACGGCGAGTCTTACAATATCATTCATCTCTGCCATATTAATAGCCTCCTCGCTTTATGATTAATCAATTACGATGTAGTAATAGGTGTAGCGTCCGGCAGTTGCGACTTCCTTAATGGTGCCAATCTTAGTACCAGTTCCGCCAACCTTCATCTTTGTTCCAGCATCAATATTAACGGTCTCGCCGACAGCAGGTTCGCCGTCAAGAGCACCAGCGGTGACAGAGAAACCATCATGCTGATGCAGACGATATCCACGGCAGATCGTACCAGCCTCGTTTACAAAATCATCAAGGTTCTTCTTGTGCTCGTCATACAGAACTTCCGGAGAAGCGACAAGTACAATATCTTTCAGCGCAGTAGAAGCTTCCGGAGCTGCGCCAACATAAACTTCGCGCTCACCCTCGACAAGATCTCCGACCTTGAGGATGTTACCGTTATCAATTGCAGTAGGTGTCTTTCCATCAGCGCCAAGATACTTGATGGACACAAGTCTGGATCTGTCGTCGGTTCCAGACATAAGATCCGTTCTTACAACAGCGTGCTTATCCGCCATAATTTATTCCTCCTATTATCTATGATTTTTTTTCTTTGCGTATTTTTCGACGATGCCGCCATATGGCTTATCGTCATCATGGCTATCAACATCATCAAATGTAGTATCAGGAGCCTTGTATCTAGGCTTGAGATCTTCTTTAGAGAATTTAAGCATAGAAGCGTTCTTTCCAAGAATTGCGTAGCATTTCTCTTCAAGAGCAGCGAGATCAAACTTCATGCAGTCGTCCTTGAGTTTTTCGTACTCGTCGATACCATCAAGGTTGCTGAATTTAGAGAATACTTCATTGCGCTTCTCGGCCTCTTCGGCTTCGACCACATCCTTCTTAAACTTCCTGAGCTCATCAAGCTCAGTCTCCATAGCTTCGATCTTCTCTGTAGCCTTGCTGTACTTCGCTTCGATGTCCGCGCAGTTCTTCATGCTCTCGTTGGCGGCGGAGAATATCTCATTAACAGGAGATCCCTGAACATCACCATCATTGAAGTCAACAATCGTAAATTTCTTGCGAGTCTTGCAGCTGAAATCAATCGCTACAGCGTCTCCATTAACAGTGAATGGGAAACCATAGAGAAGACCATCGGCGCAGTCCCAGGCATAAACTTCAGGGACGCTTGCGTCGCAATCGCAATACGAGTAACGAGGCATCTCGCCATTGCCCCACTCCGTCACGTACTTTTCGCTCATGAGACTTCTTCTAAGCTCTTCGACAGTGTTGCTGTTAAGCGCAAACTTCCCAGCGGACTGCGTATTAGAATCGTCATTGTCGCTATTCTTAATAGCTTCAAACTTTTCTTTCAGCTCTTCGATAGAAAAATCATCAAGAGAAAAGTCGAGCGAATTGATATCAATGCCGTACTTAGCGGCTAGCTCTTTCTTCTCGTCCAAAATATTTTGTCCTCCTTCCGAAGATTTTTTAAGTTGTATATTGTCATCCTCGTTAGAGGAGCTGACCAAATTAAACGTATCCTTGTAGTCCTGCATCATCTCAGATATCTTAGACTTAAGTTCATTCATCGAGAACATTTCCAATGCAGACGACTCGAAACATGGCGTTTCCGAAATAAGGCAGAATGCGTTGAACTCAAAACCGTCGATAACAAACACACCGTCTTCCTTATGACCGTCTTTGACATTGATCTCCATTGAATGAGAGGTTATTCCGTCTTCCTTAATCTTTTTGTACGCCTCTTGTCTTTTCCACAGCAGGACTTCAGCGTAGAGATACTCGTGGACTGTTCCATCTTCTTCTTCGTAGTTGTCGAACCAGATCTTTGCACTTTCTGGAATAAGCCCGACGGGATATGTTACATTCATAAGATGAAGATTTCCGTCATCATCTTTTACAATCCCCATATCGTGTCCGCCGATCTCGTTAGTTTCTGGGTCATAATTACATACAACCGGGCAGTTATACATAGTAGGAATAGCTTTCGTCATGACCTCTTTGGAGATCGATGAGTTATTTCTGTTCTTGCCTGTATAACAAACCCTTAGTACACCACTGTCGAACGAAGAATTGATTTCACAGATATCGGTTAGCGATGATGCATATGTCAGATTGAACAGTTTGTTCATGCTAACCTCCTAGATATTAAAATACCCGCACAAATGTGCGGGGTTGTCAGAATACCAAAATGTCGGATTCAACAGCGACAATATCTGATTTATTAAACTTCAGAACATCGCTGTTCTTGAATATAAACATGTTCTTTTTGTCGTCCGAGACCATCAGTTCGTATCCAAGCTTAAGGAGGGCGTCTCTGTTCCGGGCGTCAAACACGTATATAAATTTTCCCATTGAAGCACCCCCAAGTTACTCAAGTTCCTCGTTAACTTCGCGCTTGTCTGAGACTTCTCCGATGTCTTTCTTTGGAGCCCCACCTTCATCTGTAGCCGCATTGCTTTCAATGTCTTCGCTGCTCATCTGAGTAGAACTCTTCACAGGTTTGAACATATCCTGAAGCCCAAGAACATCGCTCTCAAGGAAGCTCATCGAATCAAGCTCCGCCTGGCCAATACCTTGTGATGCGAGATATGCACTGATTGTCGGGAAGCCATATGTTGCGGCCTTCAGATAAGCATCTCCGACTTCCTTGCGGTTGTACTGGCTAACGTCAAGGAAGTTCACACAAAAGTTCTTTCCAAATGTCTGCGCCTGAATAATTCTATTAACCGCGTCTTGAATACCTTTAACGATTCCGTATGTCACCGCTTGGTCGGCTTTGATAGATAGCAGCAAGGCGTTCGAGCTTGCCTTATCATTGTCAAATAGAAGAGACGACACGCCAGCAGCAGAAAACATATGTCTCTCGGCTTCGGTAACAGTATCAGTGTCTTTCGTATTAGACTTCTCGAAACCTATCTTGTTGATTTCCATCGGAGAGAGTACGGAACCAATCTCTTCCGGAAGTACGTCGTCAAGATTTTCCCAGAACTGTTTAGCTTTATTGAGGTCAATGCCCCATTCGCCGTTCTTATCAAGCGGGAGCTTCATCCAGAGCATAGCGTAGTTCTCGAGCGCGGTTTTGGTCGCCTTCATTCCGCGATAGTCTTCAATGTCATATATGTCTCGCAACACTCCAGCAAACGGTGGGAGAGAGTAGTCAAGAATATCTCGATTACACTTAACCGCAAATGAGTTCGGAGAATCGAGTTCGATCCACCTCTTCGACCTTCCGTTTTTCCTTCCGTTTTTGTACTGGTTATATTTGACACTGAATTCTTTCGGGTAGTACTCGAGAAGATTCTTATGTGAGTCGAAGTATGAGAAATCAAACGTTACGTTAGGAACGTTGTTTTCTATTACCGATATTGCACAGCAATCGCTTGGAAGCTGCTGTATAGTAATGCTATCCTGAGATATCCATGCAGTCCCATAGTATGTATCTTCACGAAGACATACAGTCAGAATATTCGGAAACTGTGTCTTTATATTCATAGAAGAAAGCATATTCAAAACTTTTCTGTAGTTGTTGTTGATTGTCTTTTCATTTGCTTTCTTTGGGTCGATCCTATATGGCTCGACTATGTATGCAAAATCAGACAGTCCAACGAAATACTGGATAAGTCTTCTGAAATGGCTGCTCGCTCCATAGATATAGACAACGGCCTTCCTTAGCTCCTTCTCATACCTGTACGGATCTCCGAGGTACTTTTGGATGTCGTCTTTGGAATACTTGGTAAAGGTAGGAGCATTCGTATAATTGTTAAGGTCTCTTGAGATAAGTTTGTTAATGTAGGCGAACTTATTAGGGATCCTTATGCAATCGTCGATACTGATATCAGACCCAGCTCGGGTATTTGTTTCTTCCACTAGACATGCTCACCGCCTTTCTGTTGTATTTTGGAGGACGAATAGCGAACATACTGTCAACGCTAGATTCGTTCACTTGTCGTCTTCTCATTTTGCTTTCAAGCTGTATCGCCACGTAATAGTTGTAAGCAAGACTTGAGTATCTGTCCTTCCTCATTCCAGAGCGTTCGTATATCTTTACCTTCCCACCGTTTTCTTCATATTGAAGTTTGGTAATCTCATCAATGAGAAGAGTAGTATTGATATATGGCAGAAGCAGTTGTGCTTTTTCTGGGGGATTGAGAGAAGAGAACCCTTTAATCTCGCCGAGAAGCTCCTCGCCGTCGTATTCGTTACAAAGCAGCCGGATACGTCCGTTCTTGAAGCCTTCTCTAAGTAGATAAGCGCAGTCAGAGTTAAACTGTGCATTAGCTTTTATAGACCAAATTACCTTTTCAGCATCCATCGAAGAACATCTGGATGCCATCTCCTGATTGTTGCAACAAGATATAGCAGGATAAATCTCGCCCGTATCGGCATCTACAATATCTTGAGCAAGTGCGTCATAAACTCCAAGCCCGATGCCATTGGTATCAAGTACGATATAATCGCACTCGTACTCGTCAAAGAGTTTACGAATTATAAGAGCTTGGTTATCAGTTCTAAGACCTTCATATGATTCCGGATAAACAATATTGCTGACATATCTTCCGGATTTAGTAGGTGTTAGAAGATTAACCAATATCGCCGTAGCATCGTTGTTATTCTTGCTGCTTGACATCAGTGCAATATCGGCTGACAGTATCCTTATCTCTCCAGGCAGCTTTGGTCTTATTCTTACGAGAGGATTGTTCCCAAGTTTGCTGGCCAGTCTATCAGGCAACATCGGATACTTGATATGTCGGTTCTTGGCTATTGAGTCATAGTCATAGAACGCTCCATCCACAGAACCGTAGAATTCTGCGCACATCTCCATTGACCATTTAATATCACTGAAATCAGCCTCGCTCATTTCATCTGCAACAGTCTCTGGATCAAGTAATCCTTCTTCAATTGATAATTGATAAGGGAACCCGCATACGAATTGTCTTCGTTTGTCATCCATCATTGCCTTAAATGTGTCGACACATTTTATATAAGACCAATGATCTTTGAAGTATGCGGAGCTTAGATACATTGTTAGGTTCTTTTCCTTCGCATACTCGCGTTTGCGCTCTTCATCCGTAAGCTCTGAATATCTAGGCATACGACGAAGCGTAAGGAACTTTCTAAGAACCGTATCAATTGTATCTTTAGAGATAAGTCTGTACTCATCGAGCAGCAGAACGTTACATCTGTTACCACGGCTGCTGTCTGAGGCAGTTACAACTTTTATAACACTCGTGTTCTTAAAAACAATCTGGGCGTTTGTTCCGTTTACTTTTGTTTGCTTTTCATCTATCTCGGCTCTCAACTCAGGAGAAGCAGGACACAACTCAAGCATTATCTTTTCGAGGACGTTAATCTATTTATTTTGTAATAAGACTATATCTTCATCTGTCCAAAATGGCAGAGCCCGCCGCTTCGAATCTCGATATACACATACCGAAACCCTACTCTCTTACGAGATAGTCGTTGAACTTTACCCTATTCGGATCTTAGCTGCTGATTGACCAGTATATAATTTTTAACCATCACGCTTGACTCTGTTTCATGACTACGTTGTGGTTTATATACCTTATGGTGTTTCCAGCAATTCAACGGGTTTAATCGAATGCGTCACCGCATAAGAGACCTATGTTGTTAAGCCTGTCCTCTCGTACCAGATGCAATACATACCTTGCTACCCGGGAACAAAACGCACCTTGCGACGCAGTAAACGGCGCTCATATATGTTTTACCGATACCACGACATGCTACAAGCACAAACACCCTGCTCCAGAACATCATTATTAATAGAATGCGCTGGAACAGCTTCAACTTTATGTGTAAATAATCTTCAACAAACTCATCTGGGTTCTCCCTGTAGTAGCTTCCCCAGATTGCAGCACCCTCCATCACTGATTGGTATCTGTTCACGGCGAATCACCGTCCTGCCCAGTGTCTGTATCTGGCTCAGAGTACGAATCGATAAGAAGATCCTCATCATCTTCGTCGGCAAACTCAGGGCGTTCTACCTTCAGCCTGTTGATCTCTTCGTCATACAGTTTCGTATAAGCGCCTTTTATTCCAAGCATGTGACCGAGGTGCCCCATCCATGTAAAGATGTATTTCTTTATATGGTTCTTGTCCTTAAGATTCTCGTTGACATCTGGAAGTGGACGTTTATTCTCATATCTGTACAGCCACACACCAAGCGGGGTAGAAGAGAGCTCCTGTTCCTCGGTGTCATTCTTTTTCTGTGCGGGTTTGAGGTTAAGGCTTCCAAGAAGAGTATTAAGTGCATTAACGCTTTTCTCAATTGATTTGCCTGCCGCACTATCATGTGCAATGCTAACCTCAAGGTTGCATAACTGCCTGATAAGAACCTCAGAACCGATATCTAGCACTTCATCTTTTGGAAGCTGCGACATATAGTATTCTCGTCTCTGCTCGAGCTCTTTGTACATCTTCTTGGAGAAACCAGCTCCCCAGAAATCAATAACTTCCTGTGGAATATCGATGTTATCTTCCTCGTGTTCTTCAACATCGATTGGCTCTTCTTTCACTGGCTCTTCCACTTTAGGCTTTTCTGTGTCAGGGAAGTCCCACAGTGTTTCTTCCTCAATAAGAGTATCGTCGTAACATTTTCCAGCATATGTAACAGTTGCTGTCTTCTGGATGTACCGGAGCATTACGGTATTCGACGTAGACCTCAACATCACATTGTCGAAGATGTCTTCGTTCCAATAGAGATCGAGCTTTCTGCACATCTGCCGCACGGCGCTTTTATTGTTACGGCACTGCGCAAAATACTCATTATACATATGGTTTATGCACTTGCGACATATCGGAATGCGTCCAAGACCTTTATACTGTGGGGCATAGCTTACCGGAAACGCCTCTTTGAGTCCCGAGTAAGAAGCGCCGCATCTGGAACAGATAGCGCGATCGGAAGAGACGACTATATTATTCGTCACCGCGATCACCTCCAGAATCACCAGTCAGTTCCGCACCCTCAGAAACATCACCGTTTAACTCTGTACCGTCGGGATCATCATACACATCATACGCATCATCGCCTTCGTCGTCGATATTGACATTGTTGATCCTGTCCTTCAGTGACATCTCGTATAGCTTTGCGCAAAGTCTAAGGTCTTTTCCAAAAGAAAACTTAGGGATAAACCTACCTTCAATCTCTACTTTATCTTCTGAATTGAAGGGTTTAACCTGTCTTGGCTTGCGGTATTTAAGCCCAAGGGTTCCGAAGTTACTAAATGATATCGGCTCGCCTCTCTTAAGGCAATCTTCGATGACTTCGATGCACGCATTGACAATTGCCTTCACATCTTCGATCGTGAAGAGAATATTCTTGTCCTTTTTCTTTACCGAAAACGATCTAGCGTTGCCTTCATCGTCTGAAATATAATAAGTCTGCTTCGGGATGGAAACTGGTTTCCTCAAATCATTAGCTTTCAGAGTGTCAGTGACTGCTCTGATAAATTCAAACTTGTTCATATAATTCCCCTTTTATCCAAAAATATCACAGCTCGTCGAGAGATTTATGCTCTGGAGTTTTAAGGCCATCTGCTCCAAAATACATACCGAGCTGTTCGTCAGCATCGATATCTGAGTAGATCGGAACCATAGAAATGTCAGACCATCCGATGTACTGCTGAATCACCGTATCCGGAATACCGGCCCGCTTGAACTTACTTACACAGTAGTGTCTTAAACTGTGCAGATATAACGGTACATTGATTAATCTTGAACATGTTGCCGCCCAACTGTTTAGTGTCGACGGGCTCAAATGCTCACTCGGATTGCCTTTTTCTGGAAACAGCCATTCACTCTCGATGTTGTTCTCTTTTCTATATTCAAGCCACCTATCGAGGTACGGTTTAAATTGCTTGGCAAGACAAAAGCACTCGAGCTGCTTGCCCATCTTGCCTCTGCCCTTTGTCTTGATTTTTCCAGTCTTGTACAGGCTTCCGCCACACACAAGGTTATCATCTGAGAAGTCGCTTACCTTAAATCTGACAAGCTCAGATTTTCTTCTTCCAGAAAAAGCGGCAAGAGCGATTAAACACGCCTTGTCATAACTTCCTCTTACGGTAAGCTTGTCCAAAAGAGAGTGGAGCTGATTATCGGTGAGCACAGTCTTTTCACGCACTGGCTGCACAATAGGACTCTCGATCTTTTTTACGATATTACGGAAGCCCGGATAATCATCGTCACATACATTTTCAATATAGTTTGACAGGCTGGAGAGTGAAGCCTTCAAGCGTCGCACCCTCGCAGGACTGTTCTCATTCTCGTTGAGAAGCCAATTCTGATACTTAACGATATTTCTCTTTGTCCAATCGACAAAGAACTTATTATCGTTGTACTGGAGACACCAGACCCATGCGATCTCAATGTCAGACTTGTATGCCGCGATCGTTGTTTCGCTTCTGTCCATTGACTCCAGATATTCTATATAGTCTTTTAAGATACCCTTGTTGAGTGGATTGACCTGCGCAAGGAGCTCTGGAGAAGTAATGTTATTCATCTTAGTTTTGCGCCCCATTACGCCACCTCCAATCAATATTGCAAAAGCCGTGGCAAATGCCACGGCGGTAAGAGTTAATCGTCTTTTTCGCCTGGAACGTACTTGATATATCCCGCTTTGTCGAGATCGTTTACCAGCGCTTTGTAAATCTTGTCTGCTTTCTCAAGAGATACGTCGATTCCAAAATCCTTGAGCACGAGCATCATGATCGCTTTTTCTGTCAGACGATATACGGCCTCGCCATCGTCGTCGTTGTCGTTATTATCACAATCGTCGCAGTCATCGCAATCACAATTGTTGCAGTCGCACCCGTCGTCATTGTCATCGGTGTGGTCAATGTCCTTGAGAAGATCGAAAAGCGTATTGAACGCTTCAATAAACTCGGAAATGTCTTCAGTGGTAAGTTTCTTATTATCCATAATCGTGTTCTCCTTTTTGTTCTTTCACTTACAGTTCAACGTCGTATGAGCAAACTATTCCAGAAGATGTACATACCATAACCATTTGTTCTGGTCGCCCGTATATACGTCTTTGAATACAAAAATCATCAACCCCAACAAAACTACCTGCCATGATGTTCTTGACACCTTGTACTTCGTCCCTCATATTGTGGTGCTTATGACCTGACAGCACAGCATATATTGGACATTGGAGCATTGCCTGAAGAGCAGCTATGCTTGTAGGAGTTCCGTCCCAATCGCCGTGAACACCGACGTATTCTTTTCCATATACGTTAATGGCGAACATAGTAGCGTCCACTCGTGAATCTGTGTTTATCTTGATATTGTCGAAGTCGCTAAGCCTTGCCTTGAGGTACCATTCGATTAAGTCATCGAGCCTTTCATCGTATGGAGCGTTGTCTTTATTTGCGATCCTTGAATGGTTCCCCGCCACGCTTACATATTCGACACTGTTGAAGTGCTTGCTAAGTTCTGCTAAAAATTCAGAGATTAACTCAGATACTCCCTTGACTTGTTCAACTACGTTTTCTCTATTGGAGACTTGAATTGTAAGATGAATATTTCCAGAAATGCTGTCTCCGCAGTTGTATACGATGCACTTGTCACTATGATGAAGTTCTGCGATAGACACAATTCTGTCCAGATATTTGCACATCATCTTCATGCATACGTCCGGATTGTACGTAGTCCACGCATTATTAACTGTTAGTCCATAGTGGATGTCGTTAAGAGAAACAAGAAGAGTATTATCGCAAGAGTCGATATGACACATCTCGTAATTGAGCCGTGGAAGGTTCCCGTTCCTAACAGAATCAGTAAGAATCTCATTTAACTCTTCCTCCCTCGATCGTTCGCGCACTATTTTGTTAAAAGCGCTTCTTTGATCGATCAACTTCTGTTTTTCTTTTTTAAGCTCAATCATTCGCTTATCAATATCTGAGAGAGTGTCGGCGTCTGTTTGCAGCAGATGCTCATTATCAATAAGCTCGAGAGTACGTTCGCTTCCATAGAACATCCTTCTCGCAACGTCCGGGCTATATTCCTTGCCGTATGCATATTTAGCAAGTTCCGAGTAATCATAGTCGCTTAAGGTCTTGTCAACCAGCTTTCCATAGACAATCCGCCTATGGTATTGAAAATCTGTTTCGTTATCCTTTTTGTTCAATTCCATATATGTCAATCCTCCAATGTTGGAATGATTAGTCGACAATTCCAGCAAAAGAGGAATGTCTATTTTTCTTATTACAGCAAAGCCGAGAGCCGCTCTTACGCGACTCCCGACCCTAGGAAAGGAGATTTGATATTCGCAGGGAAGCTTGTCAGCATCCTCCCTACCATATATACAACCCATCATTCCTACGAAAATGCCCATAATATGGCACTTTTCGTAGGTTTTAATTTTCGTTTTTTCGAGTTGCTGTTTTTCTCATTACGTAATCTACCCTTTGCTGTACCGCGATCTTGATGGCACAATCCTTGCAATACTTCTGACGCCGCCTGTTATTCGGGTCTAAAAGCTTCGTTACGATCCCGCAGTTCTCACATTTAAAGTATGGCTCTCCCTGATACATCATGTACTGATAGCCAAGATTCCTGAAGTCATCGATTATAAGTGCCGGGCTGCCTTCCTCCGCATATAAAACCTGAACGTTCGTGTTGTCTACCTGTTTGGAAAACCTCACCATTCCAAGCTTATTAAGTTCGTAGTACAGAGCCTCCTGCCTCTTCAATGATGTATTGATATTGGCCATTGCCATGATGTCCTTGTCTTTGCTGTTTACCCAGTAGTCATCACTTTCCTTAACGATGTTCCAATACTTAGAGAGACACAGGAGAGTGAACGCAAGCCTCCGAACCTGTTTGCTTTTGATCTCATCGATTCTCTTCAGCTCGTTGTCTGTTATCACGATCTCTTGGACGTTCACGGCTTTGTATTTCATTGCAAGAGATATTGCGTTGTCGATCATCCTTGATACAGAAGCGACGGGAGCCTCTCCGCACTTGACTACAAAGCCGTCAAGCATACTTCTTGTCGCTCGCTTGTTATACCCGCAGTCCATGTAGTACCTCGCGACACACTTGAGTGTGACGAATGGGCTGTCTCCAAGATCGTTTGTCTCTATACTTTTCTTGGCATATTCCGTCTCGTTTAATATAATATTGTTCATTAAATACCTTTTCCCGTGTTGGACGGGTTCCTTTCAAATCATACAAAGCATACTTATTAAGTATGTATTGATCACTAACCGCCGTCAGACATCACATCGATATATATCTATGCGATGTATCATACCACTATCTACATTTAAATCATACAAAGCATACTTATTTAGTAGGAATTAATTATTGCCTGCTGTTAAAGTTTAAAACATATATAACATATATGATAAGTATGTATTAATCACTATCATCAGGAATCTCGATCTCGTGTTCTGAAAATGCCTTCCCGCAGTAGTATATGTCTCCGGATTCACTCAGCTCTGGAAATGATATCTTGTGAGAGTTCCGTTCCAATAGATTATGGATGATCGTCTTTCCGCACATTTCCCACGCGAACTTCTTCGTGGAGCTCTTCGAATAGCACAAGTCTAAGATAATGTCACACAGCGTTTCCTCATTCGGACACACCTTTGTACATTCCTTCCTGAATTCGTAGTTAAGTTGGTCAATCTCAATTTTCAGATCAGTTCCATCCACACGCTCGTACTTGGAAAAGATCGCAAGATTGCGGAGCTGCCTGTTATAATCCTCGTACAGCTTTCGGATAGAGTAGTATCTGGACATTGAGTACTCTACGCCGCTCTTTAAGATCGTGTAGTCGAACTGCATCTCCGGTTTGCTCTTCTTGATGATTCCATCGAATTCTTCTTCGAACCTTCTGCATATTCTGTTCATCACACAGTTGTTGAGTCCTACTGGCATACGATAACCGTAATATCTCAGAAACTCACGCTGCCTGTCTGTAAGCGATTCGTACGGAGCGGACATCATCTCCGGCACCGTCACCTGAAATTCCCTAAGAGCGTTTCTATTCGTATTGCTTATGTATGTATTGTATTGCTTCATGAGAGATGGATAGATGTATCTCATAAAGTATGGTTTCTTGTCGGCGACGATGCTTCGATAGAAATCTTTCTTGGAATCATCATCGAACTTGTTCACTACGTGTCTGTCGTACCACGACTTTGGCATCGGATTGCAGATGATCCCTTTTGCTTTATCTCCTTGATACCCTCGGTTTCCCGATATTTATTAGGGGAGTAGACTATATCTTCACCCTACAAAAAGTAGGGGCACGGTACTTCCACCATCGGAGTTTCACCAATGATGTACGGACTTCATGATCTCCTGGAGATCGTTTGTCCTAGTCGTTTGACCCTCCAACATGTCACCACATTGGCTCGGCACAGAGTCGGCTTATGCGTTTGGCACTTAACTTTTCCCTGTTAGCACTTCTTACGAAGCACACCCTGTATTTGCAGGTTCACCGTGTTTTACATACACATTACTGTGTAAGGCGACTAATCAATAATCGCATTTTGTTGATACAGCTGTCCGCACCGTATCCGATACGTTAGCTCCTTATATTCCTTGCTCTCCGGACTGAATGCAGATCTGACTTCGAACATAGAAGTGATCCAGTTCGTCGTTCTTCCAATATCGTTACCAAAGCTTGCGATATTCGATTCGATGAAGTCATTCTCACTCGATATTCGCTTCGCTGCTTTTCTCTGAATACACATCAATGCTGGCATTGGCTTGTGTCTGCGGACGAGTACTGGATTGTCCGTTAGCATAACCAAGTCGCCCTTTACTACCTTATGTCGCCATAAGGAATAGACTATCTCATCTTCAGCGCGTTGCTGAAGTCCGGCACTTCCCGCCGTAGAGTTTCACTACAGCAGTACACGATTCATAAGCATGTCGTTATGATTTAGCTCGTATTCGCTAGTCGTTACACCTTCCAAAACATTTCTGTTAAGGCTTGGCTCGGTATTGTCTCAATGAGAGTTTCACCGATAGCGGCAGCAACCACACCCTATATTTATAGGTTCACCGGATGCATTCATACCGTCACCGATATGAAGGACTAATATCTGTTAATCGAAATCCATGCCATTGAGTGAATTCATTTCAGTTCCCCAAGCGTTGAACACCGTGCAGGTCTTCATGTATCTGAACCAGTAGTTCACATCATCACGATTTGCCGGGTGAACAGCTCTGATATTCTCATGTGTTGTCATAGGCGCTCTGAAACATACAAGCTTGTCAGCACCTCTTGCCGACCAATATCTGTTGTATATCTCGCCACGTTTTAAAAGCCCTGTTACTTCCAATCCAAAAATGCTCTGGCACAGTGCATATGGATCACCGCTTGCAATCGAGTAGTTCCCATGTACTTTCAGTACACCGATCTTGGCTTCGTCAATTCTGTTCTTGATGTTCTGGTAAATCATGTTGCGGACATATGTATCGTTGAGCATGTGCCTGTCAATCATGATTGCCTTTGCTACATCGTCCTCAGAAGAGATAACGTTCTTTTCGTTCAGCCCGGATCCTCTAAGGAACAGAATCGTCTTTCTCCAGTCTCCTCCGAGGACTTCCTTTATCTCCTCCATCGTCGGCTTGATAAGCTCCTCAATATCTGCATCCGAGAGGTCGTAGCTCTGTATGAACTGGTAGTTCAGCGACCGTTCGTTTTCCAACTCTTTTGGACAAACCTTCGGGACACCGAATGTGTATTTATTCGCCTTGCATTTCTCTATGTAATCATCAATGCTGCTGTAAGAATCCCACAGCTTAAGCATCGATGTCGTGAGGATCAACTCGACATTCCTGATGTCAATATCATTTCCCCAGGCGTCCCTTATGATATACTTTCCTCCAGCAACCTTATCAGCGAAATCGATGAAGTCGAACGTGAACACCATGCCCTTTTCAAATGAAGCCCTTGTGTTGCACCCGCTCATCAGATAATCAAGTCCGAGTTCATCGCTCCACCTGTCGGCGAGAGAGGGAAGCATCAGCCCGAATCCATCTGAAGCATCTATCGTGATGTCCTCATCGTCTTTGGTTTCCATCACGGGTTCTCCGCCATTCTCGTCTGAAAGGTATACGACGTTATCCTTGAACTTCGTCTCGCAGTCTGGTACGACAAGTATTCCATGAGGCCATGAGACAGGAGATGAGAAGCTACAGGCAAGTGCCCGATACGCTTCGAGCTTTGCGGTTACAAATGGCTTCGATGTGTCCCTCCCGTTTTCAATTCTTCTTTCCAATTCGTCATGGAGTCTGTCGCTTACAAATACGATCGTGCTGTTCTTAATGCCTCCGTTCGTTCCGAGAAGCCGCTTGTATTTCACTCCATTGATAGAAAACCCCTTACATGCCCGCCAGTAGTCCTTTTCCTTGTCGATTATGAGACACATGTAGTCTGGTTTGTACTGTAGGCTGTCGAGCTGTTTGTACAGCTCCTTGATCTTCTTTCGATTCTCCGGACTTTCAGGTTCCTTCTTGATTGATCGGATCTGACTTCTTATGTTTGAAGCTTTGTAGTCCGCATCAGTTATTCCATTCAGTTCATCGATCCACCTGAGAACCTGGCTGTCCGCAAGAGCAATTACTTCTTCGTTTCGTCTTGCCTCATCTATTGGAAGCACGAGCTTCCATCCCGATTTTCTAAGCCGCTCACTGTGTATCTTATATACATAGCGCTGGCATACCTTATTATCTATAAGACCATCTCCATTCCGTGTATATTAGACTTAATATGCTACAATGCCTCTGTGAGCTCGTATTCGCCTCAAATAGCGTTTCTAAGCATTTACGTGATAACTTGTTCATATTCCAATAGAAAATGTATTATAGAGCAAAATAGAAGCACTGTGGCAATCGTGTATATTAGACTTTTCAATTCAATCCCAATCGTCTACATATTCTCTCCAACAGATTCTGTATTCATCTAGTTCGCGAGCGGTTCTATTCATAATATCCATATCCTCAAGCTCCCTTCTGACATCTTCATCTACCGGAAAGAAATCGTCGCAGACCCTGCGTCCATGGCATCTATCATGCCAGATGCAGCCTGAACAATTTCTTAACTTCATATGTTTAGTTCCCTTCGTAAATAGTAGTATTGATTAGTCTTTCCAAATAGAAATCAGGAAGAACACAATCAACGTTATCAGTATTGCCTTCATTAAACCATCCTATCGTATCAGTCATCAAAATCGGTATCTTCATCAAGTACCTCGGTAAGCTTCTTTCTCCAGTCTCTTCCGTATGTATCCTCATAGTATGTAGGTTCGATGTAGATTTTTTTCTTCATCATCGCTGAGCGATTCCATCCAGTTGATGAGGAGAGTTCTCATTCTCTTACTTGGAATATAGATGTAAATCTCATCACCGTCGCGGATAGCTGATCTCCAGATCCACTGAACCATGGTTGAGAGAGCATACATGTCTTCGTTTACCTCGATCCCGTGTTTCTGATAGAAGAGCTTCTCGTTAGTTCTCATGAAGATATTTACAGCGTAGATAAGATATTTCCTATTCTTAAACTCGTTCTTCGCTCTCGCGTTGAATGGAAGGAACGATCTTGTATACCCTTTTCCAGAGAGATCACTCTTGAACCCGGCGTAGCAGCTCCACATCTTCTCTGTCGATTGGACACCCCTCCAAATGTTCTGGACGACATTCATAATATTCTTCCTGAGCCTGTCTACGTCTTCGGGATAGTTCTTCATTGAGTTAACCGATAGCGAATATTTTCCTCCTCCAATGGCATTCAGTTTTGGAATCTCCAAGATATGTACCATGTCCTTCATATGTTTTGCGTACTCAGGTACATAGCCCGGATATTCTCCAAAAGAGAACTTACCGTCTGATGTTTTCTCTACACCAATCCTTTCATATTGGAGACTGTTCATCGCAAGCAAGTGATGAACGGACTGACTTTCGAACATGTATGTAAGGATATATACCTCTTTAAATGATTCTATGAACGATGGAGAGAGTATCCAATAGTAGAAGAGACCTCCCTCGTTCCCGTTAGCTTGCGGTTCTGTACTGGTTCCTTCTAACCTTACAAGCCTTCTCCCTCGAAGCAATCTGAAGAACTCACTGAACGCTCCACGTTTGTATGGCTTATTTGTAGGTGAATAGGTATCCCCATCTTTTATGACATATCCTGCTCCTACTGCGATGTTTAAATCATCATCTGAAATGTCATACTCACTCAGTATTTCGAGGCTCTCATCTATGATAAGGCTGTAGTTCTTGCTTCTGATATCTTCCAGCATATCTGGAGTGTAGTATTTAAATGCCTGATGGGTAGAAGTGATGTTCCTTCCTTCTTTGATAAGTTGTGCGGTGTGTTTTATCTTACTGTGACAGGCTCCACTAGACCATCTATTCGGTTCTACGAAGTGGAGGTTCTTGCATCCGTTTCTAATTCGTTCCGCTTCATCGAGATACGGTGTTATATATATGAACTTGTTGTTCGGGTGTGTGTTCATATAGTTGATAGCTGCCATTGTTTTTCCACTTCCCATGATTGAGTCACATACATGGATCATTATTTATCTTGCCTCCTTGATAGTTAAAGCTTTGTTGTAAGTCTTATTCCAATAGGAAAAGTCTCTGTTGTTGGTATGATCTCCCCTTGATTCACTTGTTCACACATGTTTTCAGTCTGCGCGGGGGTCTAATTTGGTACTGTCATTACTTCGTGACTGTCTCTGCTTAGAACCCAGTGTGTTGATAGCTACCTCAATTTCACCGATATCACCTCCAGAAATGAATGTGGTTTTTCTACCGTTTATGACCCCTTAGGTTGTAGAATTGATTTTTCGTCGTTGAAAAGTACCATATTATGGGAATAAACCGATTCGATCTCTTAAAAAGAAGTAATACATAATATTTTCTAAGAAAAAGGAAAAATCGTATGTAAATAACAATGAATCGATTACCAGTTCCAATGAATTAAAATCGTGTATATTTGACTTAATGCCATTGTATCATCGTGTATATTTGATGTCAATACCCAATAAAATATTATTTATGAGTGGTAAAAATGACGGTCTAAACCCATAGTAATGATATCTAACAATAAGTCATTAGCCAAACAATTTGTAATGAATGAATTAAAAAGGTGGTACTATCCTATTATTTTATTGGAATCTGTACTTAATTGAGGGAAGGATGAGAGATGGTTAATTTTGGAAATGGGACATGGGAGATGAAACAACTTCGAGTAAATGTCCGAAAATGACGGTTCTGAAGTCCCATAACCATGGGGCTATGTGATGATGTGTAGAATCTGAACATAGAAAAACATATTATATAGATATAGTATGAATTGAATTAAACGTGTATACTCCTCCGGAGTACTCCTGCCAGAAAAGTAGCACAAAACAATCATATAGACAGATATCAATATGATATCACAATTCATATGTATTGTGGATAACTATGTGGATAACTTCTTATAAATGTGGATAACTTTCATTAAAGTGTGGATAACTTTACTTCCCTGGAATAATTGCACAAAAAACGACCGTTTTAAGTACCACAAAAAGACTACATTGCACAATAGCAGAACCTGCAATCTTTACATATGAGTCATATGTGTTAATCATTTGGAAGATATGCACAAAACACAACGTTAAAATTTGTGCAACATTTCATAGACCATAGGGTGTATATTTGACATGGCAATAAGTGCCGCACGAAAGAGAAGGGGGACAAAAAATGTCAGAAAACATGACAAGCTTCGATAGACTTATCGAGTCTATCAAAGTCAATTACCAGAACAATGAAGACTACATGACTCCATTGTTCGACCTTGCAATCGCTTGCTCATACAGCGTCTGCAACAAGCTCCAGTTTGTTGGATATACTGACAAGATCCGATTATTAAAACAGTCAATCGCAAGCGGGTTGAGTATGTTATCGAACAACGTGACAGACGACAAGAAAATATCCGATATTATCGGGGATGGAATGGACTTAGTACACGCTGCTTTCGCCGTAGGACTGGATGAGGTTGAGAAACATAACGGCGACCTGAAAACGCCCTATCTGATCAGCCGTGTCAGTCATAGGGTATGGTATGACGACCCGGACATTTGCAAGCCGACCGAATCGGAAACATGTGGTATCAGTGAAATATACCGGGCCGCACGGCGGTACATTCAGGATAATAGGGCGGTTCAGGTTGACGCAACTAACATGCACCAGTACATTGAATATCAATATTCAGAATTTGACGGCAGTGATGATGAGATGGAAGAGTTCACAGAAGACTACGTTATTTATAGGCGGATGCCAACCGCCTATAACGGTAAAGACATTGCCTTGACCGATGCGATTGCATCCGACCGGGGCGATGCTGACACAATCGACTGTCTCATCGAAGGTTTGAGACTGACAGAGAAGGAAGAAAAAATTCTTCGGTACAGGTTGCGCGGCTACGGTGAGAAGGCAACCGCCAAAGCACTTGGACTTACTCGCAATGCGGTGCACGGCGCTATGCTCCGAATACGAAATAAGGCGGCACGGCTGCCCGGTAGAATAGTTATAAGGGACGGTATCGGGTATTGTAATGGTCGCAAGTCAAGATTTAGCGACGCAAGCGCACTTGCCTGTATCGCTTACGTCGAATCAGATTTTTGCCAATTAGATTTTAAGGTAACCGAGAATGATTGTACATACTACGCAACATATGATCCCGATACTGGCAAACTTGTTAAACGGTAAGTCTAAAAATTGGCAAGGGCGGCGACAAGCCGCCCTTTTTATTTTGCTGGAATAAATTGTAAACAATTAAATAACATGTGAAATAGTTCAGAGTGAGGGCGGACAAGCCGCCCGGGACGACAGACCACCTCAACGGTTCAGAGTGAGGGCGGACAAGCCGCCCGGGACGACAGACCACCTCAACGGTTCAGAGTGAGGGCGGACAAGCCGCCCGGGACGACAGACCACCTCAACGGTTCAGAGTGAGGGCGGACAAGCCGCC